GTAATTATTTGGCAATCACTAATGAGAAAAATTCATATTTTAGATTTAGCTCATATTATTGATGCAATAGCCAATTTAATCATTAGAACTTAAGTGTTGGATCCTCATCAAGTTCTGGGGTGCTTTCAAGAAGGAATTTGTATCGCTTGCCTGTTTTGTTAAATCTAATGGTTAAGAAATCTTCTTCCTCGATGAGGGTATAATCTCCGCGATCATTACGAAGATGTAAATCGCCGGTATATACGTTAGCCCACCTGAATGATGGTGATCCAAGATCATATGTCATATCTGCAGATGGCAATGCTGAAGCGCCAAATGTTGTCGAACCAGAAACACCAAGCGTTCCTGCAATAAAAAGTGAATTAGAGCCGTCTGTTGTTAATCCAGAGTTCTTGATGAGTTTACCTGTTACTCCATCAAAAAGCACTACAGCATTTGCAGTTGCGCTGCCAGGACCAGTAACGTCGCCGCCACTGCCTGATGTAGAAAGTGTAATTGCTCCGTTGGATGCAGATGCAACGGTCATTCCGCTCCCGGCGATGATGTATGAAGTTCCATCCATCAATTTTGTCAAAGATCCTGAGAAACCTAGTGAAGCAGAAACGATATTACCCTGGATGTTATTTGCATGAAGATTAGAATAAGCTGCGATTCCAAAGCTTCCTGTTGCCGAAGATGTTGTGGTTGCAAATGCAAACTCTGAAGAAGCGTTATCCCACTTGCTCATCACGTTGTTTGTACCGGCCTGTCCGCCGATCCACCCACGATCACCTGCTGTCTGGGCAATTGTCCCAGAAGCGAATCCAAGACCGATGACTGAATCTTTTACTTCAAGATTTGTTGTGTTGACAGTGGTCATCGCACCATTGACCGTTAGATCTCCTGTGACAGTTACGTTTTTTGTAACAGCAAGGTTGTTGTTAACTGTGGTGGTTCCTGTTCCAGCTGCAGATCCAATAGAAATTGCAGTACCTGCTGCGGCTATTGAAACAGTTGTTGCGCTAGAGTTGAACAATGTTGCAGAGGCTGATGTTGTTGTAATATCACCGCCGTTGACAGCAATGTCACCGGCTGTGGTGATATTGCCGTTGCTCGCGGCGAGCGTGATCATTGGTGTGCCTGCAGCTGTGTTTATTAACAGCCCAGTCGAGTCAACAGAAAATTGTGATATTCCGCCTGTGCCTGATTTTAGGTTAAAAGAACCTGATGCTAATAAGGCGCCGCCAAAAAGACTTTGACTTGTTCCATCTTTTGAGCCAGAAACGAAAAATGATACATCAGTCCCAGGCATTGCTGGGAACAATGCTGATGATCTATTTGCAACTATTACTGATCCTGATACACCAATAACAGAATTAGACTGTGTACTGCCAGATATGTGTCCAACTAAAGCCATAATAATTTTCTCCTATAAATTGCAAAGTTTAATTGCAATATTAATTATTCATCATTGAATCTTATTCAATGGGCTCAAGCATCATTTTGTATTTTTTTCCTGTTACGTTATTTACAACACACAAGTAGTCTATTTCTTCGACTATCGTCCAATCGCCACGATCATTTCTTAGATGTAAGTCGCCTGTGTATATGTTGGCCCAACGATTTGAATCAGAACCTAAATTATATGTTGTATCTGCAGCTGGCATAATATCACCTACACTGGTCAATGTTCCTTCTGACCGTGTATCGCCTACGATTCTTAATTTTTCTGATCCTACAACGTTAGATGATCCAATAACAATTGGATCTTGTGTACGAATACCTAACTTAATTCCTGACGCTGTATTAATTGAAGCAATATCAAGACCAATTGCATTTGTTACACCTGCTGCAGCACCAACATTTAAAATCTGCATACCAAAAGAATTTGTTATTGTTCTATTGCTATTAATGCCAGTATTGTTATATCTAAAACCATATGCATTTGTGATAGAGCCAGAAAAATTTTCAGCAGCCAAGAAGCCCATCACCGAGGCATCTCCAATAGCAGATGAAAGTAATCCTGCAGTTGTTCCGTCATCAGGTTTTACTGCAATAGCTGCATTATAATAACCCCACAAGTTACTAATCGAAGATGTCGATGCGTGGTACGCAAAATTTCCTTGTCCATTCACCGCGGTGCCTGGGCCTGTTGCAACTTTGGACGTGACAGTATTTATTAATCCGTAATGCGAGCTAAATAATTCTGAGCCTGTCAATACGGACACAAATCGGCTACCCATTGTGGTGTATGTGCCGCCGCTAGATGTCAAGACTTGATTAGCAACAAGTACTTCTAGTGTGGGAGCAGATGATGTGCCAATAAGCACAGCGCCAGAAACAAAAAGTTCATTAGATGTTTTATTATAAGTTAAACCTGAATCACCTCCGAATGATCCGCCATCATTAAACTGAATGTATGTATTAATTCCGTCAGGCGTACCTGCACCTGATGAGGTAATTGTTACTGCACCATTTGAAGCTGATGTGATGAGAATGCCAGATCCGCCAATAAAAGCAGATGTTCCGTTTGCAAGCTTTGTATGCGATCCGCTGAGGCCTAGCGTAAAGCTAACTGGCGATGTAAACGTTGTAGATGGGTTCCACTGATTTTGTGAAGAATTAAAAATATAAACATCACCATCACTAGGGCCAACAGAAGAAATAGCTCTGCTTCTAATTCTCACGACAGTAGAAGAGTTAGAATCGCCAGTGACATCTCCTCCCATTGTTACAGCAGGCGGAGGAACATAAGCCATCCCGTATGGCGCACCATTAGAATTTTTTATGACTACAGAGATTATGTCGCCTGACTCAAATGGACCTACCGATGTCGAATTAAATAAAACAGTATGATCATCAATAAATTCATAGTCGCCTGTAACAGCACTGCCATCATTTAACAACATGCCATTATAAAAGAGATCAACATCTCTTTCATCGTCCCAGCCAGGTCTAAGTGTACCGATAGAAGTAACGTCCAACGTTCCTGATGCTGTTATATTCGATCCAAACAAAAAACCTTTGCGATAGTAAGCATATCCATCATACTTTGCGTTAAGAATGGATTCGACTAACGATCCTGACCCAAATACAAGGCTATAGTTTGCAGAATCAGTTGTAGTTGCAAGATTATAAGAGCCAGAATTTACTGTGAATCTTAAGTCTTGAGATGACGATAAAACAATGCCTTGTGCCGAGCCTGTTATGCTTCCAACAGGAGATGAGTTAAGTGAAGACTCAGGAATTCTTATAAAGAAACGCTCAGCATTGACGTCGTCGCCGACTTTTAATGAACCGCTAGTAAGAAGATCACCACCGAAGACGCTAATTTGTGGATTATTTGTAGATCCAATCGTTCCTGAAACGTAGAAAAATATGTTTGAGCCGATTGCATTTGTAAACTCATCGCCAAAAGAGACATTGACAGTTGAATGAGCGTAAGACCCAGACTTAATAAAAACTTGTGAGCCTGAGAGCAATACCCAAATCAGCCCAGTTGTGCCGACAGTTATAGGGTCGATTGTTGATAAAATCCATGCTGTGCTACTATTTACTGTGCCCTCTTCGACATATGCAGCAGCACCGCTAGTCAGCGTATCTTGTTCAGCGTCGAGTGATCTAATAAGCGTATTTGTCGCAGTGTAGTAAATGTAAATGCCGTTCTCTGCTGTGGCTGTTTGAGACTTTAAGAGAACTCTATCTTCATCAACTAACGCGATTGAATCGATATTGCCGGGCGCAACTAAATTAATATTGGCAGTCGATGCTACTCTAACTGACTGTTTCCAATCTATTCCTGCAACGACTTCATTAACATAATTATTATCAGCCAAAGTTAATGTGTCAGCCGGCCGCGGGACAGGCCTATAGTACCCATACACCTTTCTAAATCGTTGTGAGTCTCTATAACTCATTATTGATTAAACTTTCTGAAATTAGTAGACGATTTCATTTAGTCACGGATAACTATTACTTGAAGTTGGCAACATAACATGTATTATAATAACATGTATTATATGATGGTGAAGACGAATAGTTTATAAATTAATGTACAACTTCAAAAAACATTGATAAATAGAGCCGCGGATAAATTTCCGTAAAAATTAGACAACTAGGAGAAAACAATGTTTAATGCAAAATTACTCGGATTCGTTATGATAGCTAGTCTTACAAGCTGTGCAGATAAGTCAAAGCCCGCCGACGATGCAGCTTCTGTATCTGCTACAACGACAGCTAGTACACCTGAAGTTTCAGCTTCAGCAGTTCCAGTTCCAGTCCAGACAGCCAGTGCAGCAGTCTCTTCAGCATCAGCTGCAGCACCTGCTGCCTCTGCAAAGTCGATCGAGCAGTGCAGTCACTGATAAATTGTCGTCAATGATGTCTAGCAGTGATATTATTAACGACTTTTCACCTCGATTAAGATACGGCTTCTTGTCTAATTTTTATCTCAGTACGATTTATATAGACAAGAAGCCGTTTCCTTCTGTAGAACACGCTTATCAAGCATATAAGAGTCTAAACGAAGACACGCGTGAGTTAATTAGAAAAGCGAAGACACCGTATGAAGCTAAAAAGCTAGGTCGTTGTGTTCAGCTGCGCCCTGATTGGGATAATGTTAAAATATCCTTAATGCACACATTCTTATATCAGAAATTCGACAATCCATTTCTAGCTAGCATGCTAATTGACACAGGTGAATCACAGCTCATACACGTTAACACATGGAACGATCGTGTATGGGGAGTGTGTCTTGGAACAGGTGAAAATTGGCTCGGCAGGATTCTTATGGAGATTAGACAAGATTTAATTTTAACAAACACAAATAACTCCTTATAAATTTTACCATTAATGTTATAATCTTTTCAGAAGCTATTCATGAAAAGATTTCTTAAACAGGTTATTCTCTTACGAAGAGATATGAAACTAAGGCGAGCTGAGGCTGCTGCTTTAGCATCAAAAGCATCAATGACTTTTATTATTGAGGGTGATGAATCAGATCGCAGTGGCAGTGTGAAGGTTGACTTGTCAGGTATCGAAGCTGAATGGATGTTAGGCTCAGCAACTCGAATTGTGCTGGGCGTCGCTTCTGAAGAGTCTATGCGTAAACTTCTTTTAAAAGCAGAAATTCAAGGAGTTTCTACATACGAGATCATTGGTGCTTCAGATGATAAGGCTGGTGAAGGAATTCAACTCATTGCTGCATCTCTAGGCCCTGATGACGGAGACAAGCTAGATTTAATCACAGGTAATCTTAAATTATTTTAAGAATACTCATTATTTATACAGGAGATAGGTGAAAAAAATAAGAATTAGTCTGAGAAATTCCTCAAAAAAGTGGTCCTTGCCACTATATGACTCTCTTGAATCTTTTACTTATTTGTACGGCAGTTTGTCGAAAGACTCCACGTTTCGAGAAATCATCACACTTAAAAAAGGTGAATTCTTAGAACTCGAATGGTGTGGTGTGGATTACTGCCAGATCGATGATTTTGGCATCTTTCTAGATGAAAAAGTCACACGTACACAGATGGCACAGCGCTGCGACAACGTAAGGATCGGAAAGTTAATTAGAAAATCTGGAAAATCCGGATTTGACTACGTAATTGGTTACACTGGCTGGGTACCGGGTGACGTCATTCCATGGAACCCGCGGAATGCGCCAGATTATCTAAAAGTAATCGAATTAAAGGGGAGGTTTAAACCACGTATTGATTTTTCTGAGATTTTTGAAGTCAAAGAAGATCCTACTGCAAGTTTACTATTAGAGATAGCAGAAGACGCTGGCATCTGCTGATTAACCGCAGTGGTAAGTGCAACCCACAAAAGCTCTGCGATAAGTGACGCCTTCGTGTATCAATTCTTCACATTGATAAAGATTATTATTTAAAGAAAAATCACAATTACATGTGATCTTTGCTACAGTATAATTGTGAAGCAGGTCATCATCTTGTTTCATTCCATAACCTGGTATTTCACACGTTGTAATATAATCGCCATTCTCTAAGCTGCCATTAATATTGCACACCCAAATTGCACCTTCTCCAATAGCATTAATAAATAAACGATTATCTTCGGCACCGCCTGATTCAGTCACACTTACAAATTTGCCTACAGCAAATTCTCGGGCACCGTCAGAAACATCTTCTATTTCAGATACAACGCCAAGTGCTCTTTTGTCATTTCTAGATGATGCTAGGAGAACTGTTGGTGTTGCATCATTAATTCCGATATTTCTGTTATAAGAACCTGTTGTTGAACCTGAAATAGGATTAAGATAGTCACCCGACGTAATTACTATCAAACCAATCTTTTCGCTAAAATCTGCTACAACGCCTGCGTGCGGCACGCATCTATGCTGCCCTGTAAAATTCATTAATGTAAAAGCATTAGTAGTAGATCTAATGTAACCTTGTGCTGTCGACGTTCCATCTCCGCCAACAAACGAGGAATCCCAACTAAACCATAGATGATTATCGCTACCTGCGCCGATTATCCAGCCATCACCATCATCATCTTCTATACGAAGTGCAGCGCTATTATCTGTAACAGTAGTGCCAACTGCAGTTGGATCTTTGTATTGTTTAATGTGTATACCGGAGCCGTTAACAGGGGTTCGTCCAGGCAAGTTTATACCAATACTTCCTGTCACTAAAATGGAAGAACCAGATAATAACAGACGTCCGCCGTTAACTCTAGACATCAATGTTAGAGAATTACTGCCACTTATTATTGTCGAGTTACCCGTTATTGTGGTAGTTAAAGAGCCAGTAAAGTTTGTAACGCTTGTATCAATTTGTGCAATTGCACTTCCATTGTTAGCTATAAACACGCTCTTGCCAGAAGCTGCATTTAAGAAAGTATCACCTACGTTTGATTGGACTAATCCGTAGTTTAAGCCAGTATGTGCTAATGTTTTATGACCAAACATTGCATAAACACCTGGGAATGTCGACTTTGACCACGGTAATTCACCAATTTCAACCAATCCAATATATGCTTCGGCATTTGTTGTAGACGAACCTGTAATTATTGTTGTTGCCGATCCAGAAAGAGTTATTCCTCCTGTGCCTGCATTAATTGTTGTAGCAGAAGCACCACCGGTTCCGCCTATCGTGATATCCTTGACACCAACTGTAGATTTTCCGATTTCAATCGTTGTTGCTGCTGCGACTGTGCCTATTTCAACAACGCTGATTCCTCCTGCTTGAGTTCCATTATCACTGAGTATATAAATTTCATGACCATTTGAAGAATCTTCATCTATAAGATGTAACATATTAAAGCCGACTGTATTTTTAGCTCCAATATTTATCGTTTGTTGAGTAGTCGCAGTGCCGGCTGGGTCTGAGCCAATGTTAATTGTTCGAGCCGAGTTGGATGTGCCTACATTCAAGCTGCCAGAACCTGCGTTTAAAGCTAAAGAAGAACCGCCATGGGTTGAACCTAATGTAACAGTTTGATTGGCTGCTCCTGTAGCTATTTCTGTGGTTCTTGCATAACCAAAGGTTCCAATATTTATATTACCTGTACCACTATCAATCGTTAGTGAACCATTATCGGTATACAGATTTAAAGCATCGCCACCATTAATCGTGATGATTGATGCAGCACTGCTGCCTATCGTGATTGCATTTGCTGCAGCTCCTGTTCCGATGCCAATTGTTTGAACCGATGTGCCTGTTCCTATGTTTATGTTTCTTATCGCATTTGATGCGCCTAGATTCAGGCTCCCAGAACCTGCGTTTAAAGTTAAAGAAGAACCACCATGGGTTGAACCGAGTGTAACAGTTTGATTGGCTGCTGCCGTAGCTATGTCTGTGGTTCTAGCAGAAGCAGATGTGCCTATATTTATAGTTCCTGTGCCTGCATCAAGTGTTAAAGCAGAAGCACCTGTTGTAGAGCCGAGCGTAACAGTTTGAGCAACGCTGGGTTTGCCTGTTAGCGATATTTCATTATCGTCTAGATAACCGATAATGCTTGTTCCATTTTTAAATACCACAGCTTTTGCTGAAGCTGCACCCAAGTATGTATCGCCAACATTGCTTTGAACAAGGGCATAATTACCATCTGTGCTATGATCAAGATCTTTGTGGCCGAACATGGCATAAACTGCTGGAAAAGACGTTTTCGTAGCAGGAAGCTCGCCTATTTCAACTGTTCCGATGTAAGCATCAGCCTGTCCTGATGTTGATCCTGTGATTACTGTTGTTGCCGACCCTGAAAGTATAATTCCGCCTGAGCCTGCCTGAAGCGTTATCGCAGAAGCGCCACCAGGGTTACCAATAGTAACAGTAGCTTTTCCAGTTCCTGCTGGTGTACCAGCGCCTATATTAATAGTTTGCGTTTTTGTAGTTACAGTATTAGCATTACCAATATTTATCGTATTACTTGCAGTTGATCTACCTACAGTTATATCACCAGTTCCTGCTGTATGCCCAATTATAAAATCAGTAGATACAGTGCCCGTTAAATACATGTCGCCAGTTCCTGCTCTAAGAACAAGGGGAGACCTTCCAAATGTACTGCCTACAGTAACTTCTTGCTCTGTTGAATTATTGCCTGTGCCTAAATTAACATTTCGATCCGCAGCATTATGACCGATATTGAGATCACCAGTACCTGCATTAATTGTTGTTGCTGAAACACCTGTTGTATTACCGAGCGTTATATCTGTTCTTGTCGATAAATCGCCCGTAAAGAGTATTGCATCTACGCCAGAACCAATATCATTTGTTATTGCACCCATAGCAACGTTATTAACAGAAAAATACAGATTTTTTCCATTGGATGCGTTTATTGATGTGTTACCTGTATTATCTTGGTATAGAGCATAATTGGTTACAACAGAAGCGTGGTCAAGATCTTTGTGACCAAACATTGCGTACACAGCAGAATTGCCGCCACCATCATAGTAAGGGAAAGAACCCACAGCTGCATTACCAAGCGTTGCATCTGTTACTGAGGTCGTACCGCCTGTCACAATAATGCGGCCAGCTACAGTCACATTATTAGAATCATCAATTGTAACACCAGAGTTTTGTATCAGCTTGCCCGTTGTTAGATCAAATCTAGCGATCGCATTATCTGTTGCGCTAGCAGGGCCCACGACGTCACCGGAACCACCACCACCCGCCGCGGTAATAGTTAAACTGCCTCCTGCGCCGGCGTCAGTGATGGTAATACCAGATCCAGCAGTGAGCACCCTTTCATTTGGCAATGAAGGAGATGATGCTAAAACAATATAAGCAGGATCAGTTGTTGCAGGACCATAACTTTCTATTGCAGCTTGAATTGTCTTATTGAGTAAATTGTTATCTGATGAGCTTTGATTACCATCTGATAGCGTTGACCAAGCTGCGCCGGACCATATAAGACCGATGCAACCGTCTTTATAATCTAATAATTTACTATCATCTCCGTCTATCTTAGAACCCTGAATCTTTATTGCACAGACGTGAGCTGTTCCTGACGCATCTTTAACGTAGCAGACTTGACCGACGCGAGGATCTTGTGGCAACACGACTGTTATTGTTTGTTTAAAATCTTCAAGCTGGCTATACGCAACACCCGTCCTTAAAATTTCAAATGGAAGAGTTGAGACAAGAAAGATAGTAACGTCAGGAGGAAAATAAACTATTTGGCTGGGTTGAACCTCAGCAAATGCAGTGCTATATGAAATTCTGCCTGTAAGTTGTAATTCACTTGGGTTTTCAGGTAGACCTACTTGAAAATCTGAAAGCACTGCTGTCCTCATCAGTTTAGAATTTTCATCCGAGCTACTTAGTAGATAAGCGAAAGCATCATTTGGATTTTTTTCTGTGGGTATAGTCATATTTTCTCTACCTACGAGAAGTGATTGTCAAATTTTTAAGTGCTGAATTTATTTGAGGAGCAGTTGTAATTGCTTTGACTTCAGTGCTTAGCACAGGAAGTGTTATTGCAGATGTTAACATTATCATTTCACTTAACTTTGAACCGTCAGGATTAAAATCATTAGGTCTAGATCTGCTTTCACCGTCAAAATAAGGCGTTGATGATGACGCATTTTTTGTTAAATTTTGTGATGTAGTCAATATAGGCGCTATCTCTGTAGTTATAATTTTTCCGATATTATTCTCATCAATATTAATAGTCTGACGAACAAATTTTACACTCACGGGCCCGTCTTGCACAGAAATGCCTTGCTTAAATTTGCTTGTACTCCTCTCACCGCTTCTTGCTACGTTTTTAATGAAAGAACGGTCTGTATTACAAAAAGTCGTGAACAGACGTTGCTCAAGCATGTCTCTAAAGTGGCCGAATCTATTTCTTCTAAAGATGACCCTAGAGTTCGCCGGCAAACCATTATAAATGCCGTACTTCCATCCTCTAATTACAGGAGCGAAAGCAATTTCATAGCCACCATAACTCGTCTGTGTTAGAAGGCGTGCTAATTCGTCAATCGTCGAGAGACGCGCTAAAATTTCTGGGTTATTTTTTACGCTAGCTAATTGACTTATTGTACTAATTTTGTTGGAATCTATGCTGAAGACGGCAGTTGTCTTTGTAGATGTGAGCGCAGATCTTAAAGTTTTTGAATCAGTAATATTTACACTAAACTGTGAATATTTAGGCTTTATTGCGCTAGGATTAAATACATCCAATTTTTTAATAATGTCTGTGCTTAGCTCGGCTGCTGACTTCAGACCTGTGCCTGGAAAATATGGACTCGACCTAGTATCTCTAACGACCTGTCTAAACTGTGGATAATGGTTGTATCCAATTCTGTAGTTAGGATCAAAGCTAGCAGTCAATTGACCAGCACCTAACGTAAACACATAGACGTTATCAATGAAAGCCCTGTCTATGCTACCCGTACCTGCATCTTGACCTGTCTTAACGTAACTAAATTTAACTTGATATTCGCCCGGTGGATATAAAGAAGACGTAAATTCAGTTAAGATCTGAGACTTTGTCTCTACCACGTTAGTACCTTCAAAAGGAACATCTGTACCGTATAACTTCTCTATCTCGATATCGACATTTCCTAAGCTTGATGGTAGCCCGGGCATTCCTGTAAAGCTTGATCTGAAATAATTTGTTGTATTAGCAGAAACTGCTCTTGAGTAAGATAACTTCCACGGCGATGAAGAAGTTACTTCAAGCTTCTGATAAGATACAGATTTTGTAAATGCAGATGAACCTGACATTTTATAAGTCGTAACAACCTGCGGCCCACCGAAAGGAGGTATATAGTTTGACGCACTTAAAAATGAACCCAGCACCCAGTGTGTTTCATTGCTATTCGTTTGACCTGCGGTAGCTGCGTTAGAACTAGACAACCAATAAATTGCTGAAGAGTTTGTGAGTATTTGTCCTCGTGCACGCGGTGTGCTACTTGGTGCATAAGAAAAATAATTTGATCCTGAAACAAAGTTATAACGCTGTGAAGATTCTAGATTTTCATCGAGTGTAGCTGAGATACTTCCTGACCTTGCGACCAACACCCATGGATATTCAGCATAACCTGGTTGTCCAACAGATTTACCTGTCGGTGACAACCACTTCACTGTGACATAATTGTCTGTATAGTTAAATTGACTAAAGCTGTATGGCGAATCTGTCGGTGGTATTGGACCGCCATTTAATGAAGCTGATGTAATAGCTCCAAAATTGATAATCTCAAAGCCAGTGAAGTAAGATGACGATAAGACTTTTTCTTCATCTTCCTCGTCATTTAAAGTAAAAGATGTATAAGCTATGTTATTAAGATCACCGAATCCAAACAAAAAACGAATCATATCTTCATCTGTCATTGAGCCTGTCAGATATTGATTTGTAGGCGTATCCTTATTATTTAGCTTAATATCTGCCGGAATTAATATTCTATAACTTCCGTCACCGTTGCTGGGTAACGATGGATCCACTCTAAAGCTAGTGTCACTAGTATTAATCTGCTTTCGGCCAGGCAGGAGAGGTAAAAGATTCTTTATTTTTCTTGGAATTTTTTGGTTCTTAACTTTAGAAAAAGAAGAGGGATACCAGTTTGTGGTCACGTCTGTATTAATGTCCGAAAATATATTTTCTGTGTTGATCACACGGTCTTCAGGTTTGTATCTTTCTTCGTAAGGAAATGACCATGTCCACACGTTATTAGACAGGGGATTAGATGCAATAGGCTTTGCATTAAATAAAATATAACCTATGTCAGAAGACGACTGAACGTTGCCGTATGGGCTAAGCCAGTATTGTGGATTGTCATACGTATACCACACACTTGAATCATCTGCAGAAAAACAATTTTTAATGCTTGGTAAGCAAGAGTCGTAAAATCTCTCTCGCTCGTCAATGCACTGCATAATTCTATAAGAGTTCGAAGTCTTTTCAAACCAAGGAACTAGTCTTTCAGAGTACGAAGGATTCTTGTCGACTTCAGCAGAACCAAAAGTTGAATCTAACGCAGGCTGCGAAGAAGCATAAGTTTTACTAAAAAGTCTACCTCTATTTTGTGCGCTATAAACTTCTTTACCTTGTTTTTTAGTCTCTGCTTGATTTAAAACTAAAAGTGTGCCTGTAACAAAGTCGTCTTGAGATGAACCGTAAAATGAAGCAGGATATGAAGTATCAAATTGATCTAATACAGGTGTATTTCCAATTACGTCATGCACAGCGTCAGTAAAATAATTCTTCATTGCACTTCTCCACCTAATTTAACATTAGAGCCGTATAATGTGAGTTTAATAGAGCCGGTATTCAAATAAACCTCATGCCCTTCTGGGTCTGATATATCATTAAAGTAAGAAGATGAAACTAGTGTTGTTATCTGTCCTGTTGATAAAGAGGCTGCGCTAATTCTAATATCAGCACGATTATAAGCTGGGCGTGTCTTTGATACAGACAATATGAACTTATCTTCAGGATATGTAAGATAAGGTGATTGTTTTTGTTTGCCTAACGACAATTTAGAAGTGCAATAAATATAGCTACCAGTGCCTAACAAATTAAATTGAGAACCAAGACTGGCTGATACTGTCTGTCTATACGATGAGCCTGTTATATAAAATGGATTTAGAATCGATTGATTATATAACACATCTTGAGAAGTTATAAACTCTCCGCCGCTGCCGGCACCGAAGCCAGACATTGATCTACCAAAAGTATCAAATCCTAACAGATAAGTCAGATTAGTAAGTGGATTTGTTTTATTGCCAATCGATACATACTCAGTGTTTAAGAAGTTTTCAAAATCAACTAGTAAACTGCCCGTGTTGCTGTAACTTGATTGCTGAAATATTCTAAATATACCTACATTTGCACAATTTGTTACTGACGCGTCGGCTTTTACTAGTACACTTCCTGTGAAAACTTTCTTTGAATTGTTTAACTGATACGGCACGTAGTCAGACATGATGTTACGATTATTATCATTACCTGTTAACGTCACAATGTGTGTAAGATCGCTAGCAGAACCGCTGTTTGCATATGTTAATTTAACTAAATTTTGTTTGTCGTCGGCATGACTAAAAGTGGTTTTAAATACCAGATCTCTAACGCTTCCTGTGCCGTAGTTTCTTTGACAGTACATAGCTACTGTTATGGCCGGCCCACCTTCTTCCAACCAATTCAAAGGCGACAGTTTAGTAATATTGCCGTTCGATGCAGTAAACGCGTAATTACTTGCTGATGCAAGCAAAAATGAGGTTCTGTCATCAAACCATCCGTCGCCCATACAGAATGGAATTTCAATAACAGCTTTCTCAACTAAGAATGGATCAATTATTGGCAACGTAAAGCACTCATCATCTGAAGCTAAGTAATTAGAATTTCTTTGAATACTCTTTGCATACTCAGGTGCAAGAATTTGCGTGTGATCTTTTAAGTTAAAGAGTGTACCTATTTCAGCAGTTGATTGATTTCTTTCATTACCCGTTGTAGACCTAAAAATATTGAGGTTTCCTGAGATAATACAATTTCCTTGTGAGTCAAATCCGATCTTGTCTTCAAGATAAAAAGAACCGTTACAAGAACCGCCAGCGCCGTCGGTAGGAACTGAAAACTTTTTAAATGAGCTTGTTACATGATCGTCTAGCGATCTAGTTGGAATGTTCCACTGATTTGCGGCAACGTTGTAGTAATACAAGCTGCTAGCACTTGTAAACATCTTTGTTTTATTGCCAACGTTAAAAACAAGTTTAAGCTGACGTTTATTTTCTATGCTTCTTGCAAAAGAATTGGTATTCACGCTGAAGGCCGAAATCGATCCAGTTAAAAAGAAAGGGTCAGTTAGTCTTCCTTGAGAAGGTGAATCTTCAGAAAAAGGTGCTGTCTTTTTAAAAAGATGTGTCTCATCAGCAATATAACTGTCGTGCCCAGCAGAAATAATCTTTCTATTTGGTAGCCGTATTCCACCAGAAGAAATAAGATTTTGTTTTAAATGAACACCAGGATAACTCGGTGCCACAATTAAAGACAGCGGAAGGACGGTTGATGCATCAACATTACTTTGGGTAATGTAATTAATAATTCGCCTATCATCAAATCCTGACTGGTCGAAATATTGCTTACTGTCATCAGCCAACAGATCTGTTCTTATTAGTTGTCTTCTGAGTTTCGGAGCAGAAAATGTGATTTTTCCACCGTGCTTTGGCCAATGATTAATGCCTATATTAACTGCATAAGATGCAGTAACACTTGTCTCTGTATCAATATCAAAGTATGATCCTGTATAAAGCCCGCCACCAAAGTCGCTAATCTTTCTTGACGCAGACATAACACCAAGCAGCGGTGCAAAGTCTCTATAATTCCATGTTGAAGATCCCGAAGCGAATATTCCGCAAGTTGCATATGATGTTGTACTGTTGCCGATTGGCGTTATATCAGCTACAGATATACCAGCTAGACCATTTTCATAGATAGTATTGACATCGTTGGGTGTTATTACTGCATTCCATCGAGCGACGTCATCTATAGAACCTGTGAATTGTTGATTGTTTGCATTTTGAACGCCATAAGCACCAATCAAAAAATCGCGGGTTACGTCAGCCTGAATATTGCTGCTCACTGTTAAAGTTGAGTATGTTGTAGTTGTTGAAATCTGTTGTCCATCTATATAAATTTTTATGCCTGAGGCAGATGCATTTCCATTATATGTAACAACTGCATGATGCCAATTATCATCGCTATACGAATTAGGCACTGATGTAACTTGCAATGTGTTACTGCTGTAAGAGTCATTTAATGTTAAAACTATACTGCCGCCAGCAAGGGCGAGTGAATAACCTCTTGAAAAGTCTTGATTCATTCTCGATAAAATGAATTTTAATGATGCATCGTTCAGCGCGCCCTTAAACCATGCGCTAAAAGAAAATGAGTCAGTTACAACATAATTTGCAAATGCGGTATTATTAGCGTAAATAACTGTGTTAGCGGAGCCTGAGAAGAAAGACGCTGTACCTATTATACCTGCAGACGGTCTCATATTAGCAGGTGTTTTATAGATCAAATTAGTAGCATTCATTGCATCATTAACAGTAGCACCTGTGGATTCATCTAGCTTCCAAACATTAACTGGGTTAACTGTCAGTGGAAGCAGTGTGTAATCTGTTGAATAATTTGCAAGTGGTGCGTAATTAAATTCTATTTTACCGCTTTCGTAGATTGCAGTTTCATAAGAAAGTTTTTTGCCTCTATACTTGTAACCCATTGTTGACCATCTGATAACGAGTGCTTTTCCATCGATAGAATCATCTATCAACGCGTATTTCATTCCAAAGTTATTCTCTTTAAATGAATAGTCTTTTGAATTGGCTCTGCCAAAGAGAAATCTTTCTTTTTGTGAAGCAACAGAGGTATTTGAACCTGAAAAATATTCAATGTAAGAATCAATATCTCTGTGTGTTGTGAGCTGTCGATCAAACCACGGTGCTAGTAAAAGATCATTATACTGAAATGCTTGTTTGATTGCAGCATTATCAAAAGAACTGCTGCCGCTAATAATCATTCGATCGATATACGCTGTGTCGATCGAAGCAGTACTTGGATAATTGCTAGGATCCAATAATGACATCCAGCCGTGTGGACTAGCAATAAAGTCGTTATACGTAACACCATTAAAATTAAAGCCAAAACCTAAGGGGATAATGTCCGAGTTTCTACCAGGAATTACTATGCTCTCTGTTAAAGACTCTTGTATAAATGTTATATAGCCATTGCTACTTGATAAAATTGGTCCAAACTGTTTCCATTTGTTTGGATTGACAGAGTTAAGACCTACTGACTTATTTAGAGGATCAGACTGAAAAGTAGCAACGTACTTGTCGAAATCTCTTGCAGGTGGTTGTCTCTTTGACTTAGGCGACGACATTATCTAGATAAGCCTCCATAAACAATTGAATCTACACCTTGTATGGAATTATTATACGAAAAACCAGTTCTACCTGAAATTTGATTTATATTTAAGTAGGTTGTTTCCATCGGCAGGAGAGCTCTAACAGCAGATAAAAGATCATTATCGTAATTTCGTGTAAGCTCTAATACATCACCGCGCGCAAATACGATATCTTTAAATGGTTCTATGAAGTTTGTGTCTGTAGACGTATACGGTATACTTGGTCCAACTTCTACTGTACTTGTGCCCTCATCATTTGACATTGTGATTGGTTCGCCAGCATCAAGAAATATCTCTTTATTAACAGCGTTTGGCAAGAAGTCATATACACTGCTAACAATATCAGATGCTTTCTTTACAAGAATGTCGCCATTAGAAAAATTTGCTTTTATGCCGTGAGGCTCTGCTGGAAAATATATACTAAAATAAGAGATGATTGGTCTTATAGGAAAAGGTTCTATAATCCCGTTTAAAACAGAATTTTCTCTCTGATTAGTATCTGATGTGACTATTGGAAATGTGATTATCTGCTCAATTAATTTATTGCTATCTTGCGCTTGTATAAACTCAACAGAATTAAAGAGATTTAATTCTTCAAAAAAGTCATTATCTGTAAGATTAATATTTTCGCTGACACCAAAGGGCACAGGGTCGATAAAATGCCCTGGTGTACCTGCTGATATTTTTACTAGTCCTGTAATGTGACGAGGTAAAGTTATTTCAACGCCTTGACGATAAGGATCAACTGAGCTTGACAGATAGCCTGTTTTAGTTGCTCGATCTTTTGAGATTGATGTATCAAATGCATTTGCAACCGTGTTCGATCCAACAATTTTTTTTAATGAAGATCGATCTATAAATTTTCTATCTCTAACGATTGATGTTTGAGTTAAGCTTGAGTAATAATCTAAACTAGATTCAATTACAACAGTATTTATTCCACCTTCAATCGATGCTTCATTTGTAAAAATTTCAACCCACTGACCATTGTTAAGATTATCGGGCTCTAAAGGATTTTTTAGTTTCATTTATGAACTCTTATTGTTTGATGCTAGCCGCAAAATCCAGACTTAGTGAATTTTCTTTGCTAGCTTGCTGATTATTACTTATGTAGTTGTCTCCGTGTCTAGCCTCTCTCTTGTGTCGCTCTAACATATGTGATTCAATCACAAAATTTGTACCTTTAAATTTTGTTTTCCCTGGGATAAGTTGTTCAATAAATGTTGAAATTGAATTATCAAACCAACGATAAAATTCTAAAAATTTTCTAAAATTTAAGTTTTCTGTAAGTCTATTAAAGTAAACATTTCTAAGCGTTTCTAGATCGGGATAGTCTGGTGAGAACATTAGCTCAGGTCGCCCTATAGCATCACCTAATTCTTCTAAACTTGAAAACATTGTTATTATGTCTCTATCTAGCGCATCAGTGAGTGAAAATTCTATTGATAATCTTGTATCATCTATTGGAACTTCTTTAATGAATGATTCATTAGAAGAATATGCTGGGCCTAATGTTGCAAATGGATTCTCGGAAAGATTGCTTTCATTAAGTAAACCTCTAATTCTAACTTTGTCGCTAGTTGATGCCTCATCAAAATCAGGGGATAAGTAGCTATAAGACTCAACATCTCCAATTACTACAACGTTAGAACCTGATCCAAAATATGATCCGGTGAGATGCAAGTTATTGTTACTGTGATCAATAAAAATAATTTGTCCATTTATGTTTGACGTCTTATCTATTTGTTTTGCAAAGGTATCAATTCTAAGTTTGCCAAAAGATCCGGATGCCTTTGTTGTAAAGTTATAGTTTATTTTTGCATTAGAAACGCCTGCAGATTTGTAATTCCTAACATGCTCTTGCCATTCAGGCTCGCTTATTGCCTTGGACCAGAATCGAAGATGAGATGCCCATCCTGTGAAGTTGACTGTTCTTGAGACACTATCATCTACTTCAAATGAGTTATTTAAAAAAGAATAAGATTGTATAGCAGAAACAGGAATTGTCTGTTGTGAACCTATACAAATATAAGATCCAGAAGCATTGAAAGAACTCGATAAGAACTCAAATGCATTTTTTTCATTTTGCAATTTTTCATTAAAGAATATAGACTCAGTATATAACTCTTCAATATCACCATAGTTAGATTTTCCTGCTCGTAGAAAATAGCTAGAGGATAAATAGTTTGAGCCAAATTCATCAAACCTTTTTCTACCAAACGCGACATTCCATCGCTCACCATCAAAGATTCCATCGCCTGGTATGCTGAGCGACATTGTTAGGAGTGGCGAGCTTGAAGCTATATTAGCACTTCCTGAAGTGCCGGGTCTTAGATACGCTATTATTTTTTGATCTGCTGTCTTAGTTCCATGAACAGCAACAACATTTGCAATCAAGCCTGGTTGAGCATATGCTTCGCTTCCTGTAACAATTAAGCGCATAAGAGACTGATTTGCTGCTTTTATTGTTTCAAGCTTGTAAGGCGGAAATTTATAATGACATGATAATGTCCAAGAACCTGATGTTAACAAGCCGTCAGATGCGTAATTTGTACCAATAACTTGATCTTCATTGTTGAGTACAAATTGTCCACCTGGTAAAGGATAACCAGGCTCGACTCTTGATGCAGAGAGCGGAGAAGATATTACAAATGATGAGCTAACAAAGTCAACCACAGCAATTGGCTCAAGTCGTTTATTTCTAGACGAACCAAGAATATTTGTAGTATAACCACCATACTCTCGAATTTTTAGACTGTTATCTGGATCTATACCTACTGATCGCAAGAAAGATCTTATACTGTGCTGAGTACCTTTTGATCTGATGAAATCGTCTATATTAACAATTACTCTTCTTAATATCTGAGTATGAACTTTTTTAAATGCTTGGCCTGTAGAATACTCAGTCTCAGGGCCCTCACTATCGTCAGTAAATTTATTGATATCAGAATGTTGAAATAGACCTGGGAAGTAAAATCCGTAACTCTTTATAATATCTTGTAGAAAATTATCAGGAACTGATTCATTTTCATCATAGCTCACAGTTCTTAATTTTCCAAATGACTCGACATATAATTTAATGTCATCGAAGAACTTAGCCCATATGTAGATAAAAGTCAGTATAATATGAGTGGAGCCAATCTTTCCCTGACCAGGTATACCATTACCTGAATAAGCACCGCCTGAATTGCCTCGCTCATTAAAGAAACCATCTTCTGCTGCACCTTCTAAAAGATAGTGTTTCGGAATAAGCTTAATAATATAGTTAGGATTTTCATTATCATACAGCGATGCGCTGGAAAGAAGTTGTGTATTTAAATCCTGCACTTCTTCATAGGCTGGGAAGAGAACGATATTGAACTCTCTCTTTTCATTTTTTATAGGATTGAGATTATCAGTTTCTGAATTTATTCTTAATGAGCCTGTGAAATTACTGATGTAAGAATGTAAAGAATTTCCAGAACTATCTAAAACAATCGAATTAACTGAGTCAGTTGCGCTTTCTGTTAAAATGGGTGGCTCATTAAATCGATAGTATAATTTTAAAGTAGGCGATGCGTATATGCCTCTATTGCCATATAACTTTTGCTTGTCAAGACTTCTAGCTTCATGAAAAATTCTTAGCTCATCAATTGTACCACTTAGCGTTTGTGTTGGTGTTATTAACGTATTGTTATTAAAAAAAGCGCTTCCAGATCCAACATAGAGACTGTTATTGTCAATGTCTAATTTTCCAATATTAATGCTTTTATTACTATTTGATTTTAACTTTTCATTTACATAAAATTGTAAGGTAACATCAGGACGCTGCTCTTCTCTATTCATTACAACGCAGATATGATTATAAACGCCCTTCGTTAATACTGCTGATGTACTTACACTTTTTGAGCCTGAAGAAACACAAAAACTCGCAGTAACATAAGCAGTCGAAGAATCAGGGTTGAGATAAAGCGTAAATCCATTGGATGAGTTTGAAACCTTTTGAAAAACAACTTGACTTGAATTTGAAATTGTCGGTAAATAGATCTGGGTTTCTAAAGAAAGCGAACCTGTTATGCCTGGATTTAGGATTGTTTGACCGGTTACGTTTTTTGATATCTCTGGGTAATAGAAACCTGCATAATCTTTTACTTCAATGTGGGTGCCTAATTTTGAAATATAACCATTTGCAGGATTTTCACCGACTTGAGTACCTGAGAAGTGAAGCGCCCCGGACCATGTAGGAAACTGCTCCAAGATATATTTTTCAAATCCAGTTAAATTATCAATAAAATTTTGTACTTCTAATTTCGTACCATCGAATGGAAATTTATTAATTAGCAAATTAAATGCATCATTTACTTTAACTTCAGCTGAAGAGAAGAATGTATGATTTTCAAACTTAGACCAATCTATATTAAGTTGTTGAGTGCTCTTTAACGGTGATGAAATTGGATCATACTTAAATGAATTAAATTCTTTAAAGCTTGTAGCATCTTGTTGTTCAACAAGATCCGCTGCAGTAAGCTGTACAGGCTTAGCATCACGTAAAATTGACTTTACGAAGGATGGCGAGCTAAGTGATCCTATTTTAAATGTCATTATTTAGTCTCTACTATTGTATTATCTGAAAAACATTTGATGCATCTTGGTAGATATTTTTGATACCATTTAATTTAATCATTAAATCAATAGCATATGATCTCCCAATTTCAAAATTAGACGCGTTAAAAGTAAAGAACATTCCTTCGGAATCGCTCGAAACCTTAGTTGAATTTTTGATATCATCAAATGGAATTACTGTAATGCCGGACTCAATTTCTCTTACAGAATAAAAAACATTACTAAGCACAATACCTGCTAACTCAACTGGTGTTTTTACTAGCTTAATAAACGCATTGTTATCATCAAAAATATTAACTCTTCCTGTGACATCTTGATTACTAGAATATCTTTGATCAATTCCTCCTACCGTTACTCTGTAGAATTTTTTCTTATTTGATGCAGAGGATCTGACGGGTTTTTTTGCTTCTATCTTGCTTCCTGAGACAAAAGTAATGTTTGCACTGTTTGATATCCACACAGGCGTAAATTTTACTGATCCTGACTCAACTATTCTTGCTGCAATTGTGGCATCTGAAGAGTCGATATTAACTGTGGACGTATAAACACCTGTCACTGCATTTGAGCCGAGCTTAAATTGCGATCCTGAGAAAGTTAGTGAGTAACCACCTGTTTCTGCGACTAATTTAAGCTTAACACAATTGGATCCCGTAAGAGATGTCGAAGCTGAAATTAAATTGTTTAGATCACCCTTTACGTAATTGTAGAGATTAATCTTACAATCAGTATCAAATGTTAAATTTTGTGTGTCATCAATGATGGAGTCGTCAAATTTGAAGATTAGCTTCGGCCTTTTCGTTTCATCATATGCGTGACGACTTGCAAAACGCTTCACAAAATATGTGTTTGAGTTTGTCTCAAGCGAGCCACTGTACGAAATTCTAAATCCGCGGTCGGGAAGTTCACCTGTTAAAGTCGCCGAAATAATTTTTGTTACATCAATTAATAAATTCTCTGTTCCAATAACAAATTCTTGCTTTGCCTCAGTTGACGTAATATTGACAGAGCTTGTAATAAAATCACGTGATTGAGTTGCACCGCCGCCTAAATCACAGCCAGCAGAATTCCAGAGTGTGCCTCTTGATGACGATAGCCAGTTGGCTGCATCAACATCTGTGTAATAAACAAGATCTTTACCAAGACCTTCTTCAAAAGAAGCCGAGAGCGGAAAAACGCTTATAGTAAAATTCTGTGGTGTTGGTTGGCCGCCATATACATCTGTCAAAGATAATTGACACTGAAAAGAGTTGTCATTAATGTCTATACTTCCTGATTTCCACAAATTATCAATATCAGATAGATCAAAATGAACTAAAATTCTAGAAATTTCATTTGTTACGCCTGATGAGTCAGGTGCCAAATCATGCAACTTAAATAAGTCGAGCGTTCCTGCCAAACCTACGTTACCTGATACTTTAGATTTTGCACTAATTACTTTGTTGGTGATGTATGTGTCTTTTTTAGTCTTGATGTTTTTATACATTGGACACCGCTGCCTATGATATTAATGTCAGGAAATCTAACTTCAAAGATTCCGCCTTCTGTCGGATAGATAATTTGGTTTTTTGTATTACTCCTGACGTCAAAAACAATCTCAGAATACGATCTATTTGTTACAATACCAGCTAAATTTCTTATAACAACAGATTCAACGCCAATTACACCTTGTTGTGCATATATCGTACTGACAATATCAGATTTTACTATTGGCTGATTTATGTGAAAGTTTGTTGAATTAAGCTGTAATTGCAAAGACTCGATGATCGTTTTGATCAATATTGTTTTGTTGTATGACGGATCAGCAACAACTTGAAAGAATACTTCAAGATTAATAACTTCCGCATCAAGAATGTCAATAGCGTCTGATATCATTCGGTAAGAATTTAAGTAACGCTTAAGATTAATTTTAAGTGTATCAGGAGACGGAATTAAAACGCCTGATGGTGTTCTAGAGATAACATGCAACCTTGAAGCAAGTGGATTATTGGGATTGTTAGAAACAGATGCTCTAAATACTCTACCAAAGTTTGACGGCATCGTGTAGACTCTTGCAAGTAAGTCTTCTTTAGTTACTATTCGCTCTTGAGCGCTCTTTAACGCAGGAACCAGTGCTAGAATTTCGTCATTTGTGGGTGCGTCTTCACCTCCTGTTGCAGGCGTCGGATTAAAGACTTCTATTCCATTCTTGACTTGTGTTTGCAGCTCAATAGGTGGATTCTCGGGAAATTCAATTTCAATAAAATTAATTGTTTTTATATTGCCTGGCGGGACGTTGTGTAGTAATCCGCCACCATGTCTGTATATTACTGTTAAAGATGCATTAGCAGGCCCTACGCCCAATGTTGATGTTTGAAGTAAACGCTGAGGATTAACAGCTCGACGTGAAAAAGTCTGTGTATATCTTAAAGGAATCGCAAACTCTGAGGGATCAGGAATTGCATCGTCATCAAGCGAATCTGCGGTACCACCTCCAAAAGTTAAAGTAACAGCTTTATTTGTTATTGAAACTTGCTTTGTATATCTGTAAGGTGCGGGAACAACTTTTAACGAGTCCTTTACCAAACTACTGTCAATAGCAGACGTGTTTAGCGTATTTTTATAGACAACATCATGGGTTAAATTCTCAACTTCATAATAGATGTTTCCCTTGCTATCTATCACCGACAGTATGTTTGAAACATCAGGTAATGACAGCGTAATAGTTTTAAAAGGTTGAAATTCACCAATCTGAAATGTTTCTGAGGTCTGCACACCTGAAATACACAGACCTGAAGCTTTTAATATTCTTGTCGCAACAGTCCCAGCAATTCTTCTGCCAATGGTTACATCAACTGCAGGATTCAACTCTATGACGCCTGTATCAGGATTGGATTGCCAGAAATCAACATTTTCTATAAGCGTAAATCGTGTTCCGTTGTCAGCTTGCAAAACTGTGTTTGCAACGATTGTTGCCAAGAGATCGGTCCTTGGAGGAGGCGCGTCTGTGCCATCATCCGCAACAGGAACTTCAATATAAAAATCAACTTGAGTAATTGCCGGTGCTGCGCCTGTTATCTGTAAGCCTGCGTTCTTTATGATCTGTTCAATATTTTTAGCCTCAATAACAGTATCGAAATTGAGCTCTCCATAAAGATGATCTAAATAGAAGGACAAGTTATCACCAACATAAGCTGCCATATCTAAAAACAGACCACCTACAGATGATTCAGAAAAATCTTTAATTTTATCTGGGTAATATTGTCTAGCGTATTCTAACAGCACACTTCTAAAGCTATCAAAGTCCCTAGCTAAATAGTTTCTCTGTCTAACAGATTTGAGGGCTTGTGTATTATTAATAAGTGCCATTTTTACCTAAATTTCTCAGCATAATTAGATCTAACTTTATATTACATATAAAACAATTTGTAGAGATCTATCATTGTCTTCAAGCGAGGGTATTCTATACAATATGTTAATTTTAATTACCCCCGTATTTTTGTTCTCGGTTCTATCAGTAGAAGACTCAAAAGTGCTTAAAGTCACAAATGGCATCCATTTATCAACTGCAACTTTAATCCGTTCTATAGCTTCTGTGTCAAAATCTTCTTGACTAGTAAACTCTGCTGTAAGCGGCTTTAGGTTGGCACCAAAGTCATATAGCCCTAATCTTTCGCCCCAATTTGTTAGAAGTAAATTTTTTAAGTTGTCAGAAAACTGATCTGATAAAGAAAAGTTCATTGACAAGATACCCTCACTTGAATTACCGAGCTGCAAAGGTGTCTTTATTCCATACGGAATTTTTGAAGCCTTGGCTGCTGCGTCATCTTGACTCTTCCTCGTCTTACCTACATTTTTAAAACTGTAGACTGCCATATTATCCTAATTATCATAACGAAAAATTAATCGAATCATTCCTTAGACTTTCGATTACACAATAAACTTAGCTGCTTCAATTACATAAAGCAGTCGGCGGCCGGCGCTAAATTGAATGGCGGCAGCGCCTTGAGTGCCTTGACTAAAAATTTTCTTTAGAATTTGGCCGCCGGCCGCGTGGCCGTCGGTGGAAGCATCTGCAACTTTATTTAGATTCCAGAAAAAACGGCTAGGCATAAATGCAGTTGGTGAGTAACTTTTTTTCGCCACCTTCGGCGTCGCTTCAGGATCAGGATCCTGAGGCGGGTTACCTGTATCAGACTGCCCGCCCTCGACTGCGTCAAAATATGTGTCACTATTCGGATCAAAGTCACTGATACAAACAATAACATGTTCAGGAGAACCAATTATAAGCACGTCCCCCGGAGCGAGCACACACATCTTCCCCTTAGACTTCCCGGGCTCATATTTAAGCGCGGCGCGACTTAATCCAATTTGGATAAAAGCAGAAATCGCAGATCCAACTAGATATTCATCCGTGAAATAATTTTTTACCACTACAGCAGGACCAAGCGCCTTCCCAACAGCGCCTGCTTTAATAGGGTCCGGTGTTTCTATATGTACAGTAGAATTTGTGGATCCTCCATCGGCGGCCGTGAGCTCGCCGCCGTACTTTTTTATGTTAGTTAACCACCCATTATTTTTAGGATTAAAATGATAAGTTGCTCCTGCTGCAGCGTAGCAGGCTCTTGCAAATATACCGCAGCTCGACATACCTTTTGCATTTGCTTGTGCCTGCTGTTGGTTGCGCGTGAACTCTGCTGGAAAGAGAAATTCTGCGTATGCTGCGCTCTGACCACTAAAAGATAATCCTGCGCCTTCAAGTGCTTTGGCAACAATGGCGCCGGCTCCGAGTTCCGCGGGAGTAAGATATTTGACGTCTTCTTTGCCCTGTGCAGGGTCTGCCGGAAGGTCGTAACCTCGAGGTGCAAATGGATCCGCGACCTCGGCCGATTGCGGTAGCGGTGTCGGCGGCGGAGGTGGTGGCGCCGGGATTGCAGGCTTAAGCCAAGGCGGGTAGACGTCTTCACTAGGAAGATCTGGAAGTTCTACGTCATCTTTCGTTGGATCTGGCATTGTTCAACCTCCCCCGTTTTTTTCTTTTTCTTTATACTCTTTTGTACCCACTATTAACTGCTTATTTTTTAATGCTTTAATTGCTTCGAGGTTACTTGGGTCACTTTTAGCTTTTTCTTTCAACGTTTCTATATCATATTTGCCGAATTTTTCGTTGTTTTGACCTTGTTTTAGCAACGTTTCTTCATTCGCCATGCCGAACGCTTGCTCCAGGTCACCCCACGTGCCAGCAATCATAGGATCTAATTCAGACGCATAATCATCATTAGCTTCGCTTCCCCTCGGTTCATAGACTTCTCCTGCCGAGGGATCGGTATTACCCAGAGGTTTACCTAACTTAAGTGCATGTCTCCACGGATCATTAAATGCTGCTCCCAGCGGCGGATTTGTAAAAGTAATGTAATCTCCTGGGTTGTGATCGCCGCCTGTATAAATTTTTTGTTTTTCATTAACCAAGTAATTATCTGTGGCGGCCGCGGCGGGGGTGTAGTCTGCTATCAAGCCAGATTTAACTTCAGTTTCTGGTTTATTGGTCTCGCCGCCGCCGCCAGCCATCAGACCAACTAGACCGCTTTTGCTAGTTCCTATTGTGTTGGCCATTGCGTGAAAAACACACATCTCTGTAACTTTTCTTGCAAGAACTTTTCTTGCAGCACGCATGACAATATCCTGAGGCTCACCATTTGGCGAATTAATTCCAACACCGACCAAACCAGAATCATCAGCTACTAGACCGCATATTGTGTTGAGCGCCGCGGCGGGTCCCTTCGTTATCATGTTAATCACAAACACTGGCATAGACGCAATTAGCTGCGGTAAAAATGTCACTATATTAATGCCAAAAGCACCAATTTGTGCAGCAAGATCCGGTCCTATAGAATCATATGCCTGTATCTTCCCTGCAGGATTCTCAACTTCTACACTTTGCCAAGGGCTTTGCACAGTTGATCCACCAGAAATTAGTTGTTCATCGGTTGGCGGGACGGGGCCCGCGAGAGGCAGCACGGGTGGTTTTTTTATGTCTTTGGCTTTTTTTGCAAATTCTGCCAATAGTCCAATAGGCGTAAGCGGCACGTCGATGCCGACTTCTTTCATTATTGGATCTTTGACGCCTGCTTTTCCAAATTCTGCTGCTAAAGCTACAGGATTTGGAATTGCAAATTTTAAAAAGTCAGATAGCTTGTCAATTTTAAGGTTGAGTCCAGGAAATAAGCTAGTTCCTAGCGCAATAGGATCACAAATTGGGAATAGATTAAAATTTGAGGAGACTTCTAAGCTTCGCGCAAGATCTCTGTAGTTTCCAAGAATATTTTTATGGAAGTCAGGGAATTTCTTTTCATCTTTTAGATCTTTAAATACTTCACGTAGATTTGAAGCTAGAGGTGGTATTGGTTTACCGCAAGGAAGCGGATCTTCGTTAGGTTTTACAAGTTCATTAATAACTTCATCAATAAACTTTTCAGTTGCAGAATTTGGGTAACCCTTGGTCAGCTCCGCGGTCGTCGGGTTACCGCCATGAGACTGGAGGATGCCTGCGTGTACCATGCAACCATCGCCAGGTTGTATTTGTGAGGTATTTTCTGACATAGTGATAGATATTTTACTACTTAATCAGGACCTTGCTTGCATATTTTGCTTGTCCCGTGGCTAGAACTTGCCTATTTTCACCAATTCCTGTGGCAGAAGAGCCAGCAAACTGACCGCCCATCGTTGTGATCATTGGCGGTCCCTCAACAGTTCCGTTTGAGGGAATAACTGCGGTGTCTGAGCAGATTACACCAAGATTGGCATCATCTCCGCCAAGCTTTATGTAGCCAAGCGCTGAAGGTTTAAACACGATATCACCGTTGCTCTTAATAACAATCGATGCCCACTTTGTTGTATCAACAAGTTCATTCTTTATCTTTGCCTCTTTGGCATTAACAGTCTCTTCATATGAAGACACAAGTATTTCAACATCGGAACGTGCTATGAGTCTGATCTTATCAGTCTTTATAACTATTGCAGAATCTCCATCAGCATTATCAGCAATTGGCGTACCAAGTCTAGTGTTACCTGTGCTAAATGATGAATTGTAAGTAGCTAATCCGTAATTAGTGTCAACCTTCGTCTTTTGAGATATCTGTATTCTACTTCTATCATTGATTAAGTCAAAGTCACCTTCTTGCTTTGACAATTCATCTTCAGCTTTGCCGAGCTCTTTCTTTATCTCTTTGCCTTTTATTTTGCCCTCTGCACCAAATATTGAAGTAGTACTAACCACTTTACCAAGCGTTTCTTTTGTTTGACCTCTTCCTACGACAAGATCGATGCTTCCTGCATCACCTTGCATATCTTTAGTATTAAATGAAGGGGAGAAGCCTAACACTGTTTTTGTGTCTTCATACTTAGCGAGGCTAGATGTTCTGTCCGTGCCGAGAACTATTAGCGAATTATTTGTGCCTTCGAGAACAATGTCTCCTGGTCGCTTCTTAAATCTTGGAATAGCTTCATACTGCATTACTCTTGCAGAGTCTGTTAATCTTACTAAATTTTCAAAATAGTCTTCTTCTTCGGCTGTTTCGATGTAAAGATTATTTCTATCGATTCTTCTTCTATCGTTACCTTCGAGTAAAATATTGCCGTTTCTTAATTCATAGTATGGGCTAGTCTTTCCACCATTTTCAGATCTATCTTTTTTAGATGATTTATCAACGCCTGCAAAAGAAATATCTTGGACTCTTGGTGAATGTGTATGGTTTACATCATCAGCAAAGTGAGGTTCAGTAACCCTGCACATCCAAAAAACTAATGATGGATTATCAGAAGCATTTGGATCAGGAACCATAACCCAAACAGTTTCACCTGGTTTGCATGGTAAAGCAAAATGGGATGGAAAAAATGGGAAAGCAAAGATAGGACTATCAAGAGAATAAATAAAATGACCTACAACAGTATTTCTGGGCAATACCGATGCATATTTCATATTTGAGACGCTTAGGACGTTACGCCAATATTCAATTTTTTTATCATTTATGTCTAAAACACTCACAGGATCTGACACTACATCAAGCACCACCATCTTTTTAAATGTTGGATTTTGGATTATATCAGTTTTAAGCTGTGAGCGTGGACTTATTAATCTTCCTTCAACAAAATCAGTTGCTATGTCGGTCGATTGTATGTAATCCCTTGGTGTAATACCCATTTCACTGACCCTCTATGCGCTTAAACATCTCGTCAGGATTAATTGTGTCATTTTCTCTTTCTGACTTTGATACCAGCTCAGCGAGTCTTATAAGCTGATCATTTGCCTTGCTCATCTTTTCTATATATGAAGATAAAGACTTCCCATGAACAGCATGCTCTGTACTGTCATTTTCAACAATCTTTACAAGAGAAACAAAAAGGACATAAGCATTCTGCCGGTCTGCAATTGCATTCTCGTAGATTTCTCTCCACAATTTTTTCTTTTTATCTGAGACACCGTCTATTTGATCTAATAGATCTGAAAAGTCTTTAGCTTTTTTCTCTATCAATACCTCTGCATCGTCAACTGTTTTCATAAAATGAATTATTGAAATCTTGAAGTTTCTACCTTCATCTTTTTATAATAGCTCTTAATTGACTGCATTGTTGTCGTCATTTGCTTAGGTGAAAGCCCAGAAAGTTCTCTCATGTAAAGAAGTATAGCACTCTTGTTTAGTAAGTCAATATCGTCTAAATTCTCAAAAATTGTAATTATCGAATTGATACAAGATAATTCATTTTCTGATTTAGCCTTTGCTCTAATCTCATAGAGCATTGTTACTATTTCTTTTCTATTAACAAACTCAGCATCAGCATCTTTAAATGGCAGGTAATTATATTCTTCTATGAGGCATGTTTCGTAAGACGTAAGGCCATCAGGATCATCTAAGCTGACCAGCTTTTTCATCTTTTGAGCTTTTTGCTTAGTCTTTATAATCAACCAATTTTTAGCTACAACATTGAAATAAGAGAAAGCGTTTGAGCCTCTTGTCTCATCAAACTTATGAATTGTCTCAAAAAGAAAGTTAACGCAATCGACCTTAAGATCTTCATAAGTGTCATGCATGCTTGTAAATTTATAGATGTTAATTAGATTTTCAACCAGCTTTTCAAAGGCTGGCATGATCTTTTGGACATATAAAAGATCTCTAAACTTTCTATCTTGCACATTCTGAAATTCAACTATTGATCTATGCGTGTCTTCGTTAAAGTAAAGCTTGAGATTGGTTTTTTCTTTAATCTTTGGTTGAACAACAGCATCTTCTAATGTATTGACTACAGCTGTTAAATCTTCTAATTTGGCTTCTAGCGTTGCTGTTGTTGCATTGGTAGCTGCAGCATCATCATTTGATGCTTTTTTTCTTTTGAAATTTTTTCGATCTTTAGACATTTATTAAAAACAATCATATATTAGTTAGTTTTCATTAATTTTCTTCTTTATTGTCAAAATTTTTGATTATTGCAAAAATTGCATCTCTGCAGCTAGCTATATCTTTGACTAAATCTTTGACAACAGGATCATCAAAAAAAATGTCTGTCTTTGATTTTTCTTCGATGCGTTTATACTTTTCTTCAAGTATTTTCAAAGATATCTCAAGCTGTTCTTCTAGTTCATCCAACTTATCAATCATTTGTAGACTATTTTTTGTTGATCGAATTAGAAGCGCTGTTGAGCCGGCAAATAAGCATGCAAATACACAAGCAAAGATAACTGAAATCATAAAATAACACTCAGCTCTTCATCATAAATCTTTGAAATGGCAGAAAAATTATAATCTTGCTTAATCTTAACAGCGAGATTTGCTGCCCACTCTTTGGGTAACGAGCTGGCTGATTTGAATTTTAATATTTTCTTCTTAAAATCTTCTTCAATTGGATTAGCCCATCTTGCTTTTTCAATAAAAATTTCATTATCTATTCTTGTTGGATGCACGTTGCCAAGATTAAAATCGATTTCAATAAACTTACCTTTTGACATAAAGTCAAGATGACCAGACCAGTTTGTGGCAATGACAGGTAGGCCACTAGCTGCTGCCTCTAGAATAGGTAAACCATAACCTTCACCTCTTGATAAAGTTATTAGAGCTTTTATCTGTGGATGTCGATAAAGAGATGCCATCTCAGAATCTGACATTTCGCCGTGTAGAAGATAGATTTTTGGTTCTTTTTTCTTCTTAATTTCCGTCAAGACAGCTTTAATAGTATTCTCAACTACCTGCCTGTCTATCTTGGTGTTTCGACCCATGTTTGTTTTAATCACTAGGCCTACGTCGTTGTCTTTATTAAATGTTTCGCAAAACCACTTAATAGTATAAAAGATATTTTTTCTATCATTTTCTGCGTTCTTTCCTGTAATCTGTCCAATTACTAGAAAGTTAAACTGGGTCTGAAATTTAATATCGTCGACGCGTGTGGCTTTAAGCTCTAATATCTCGTCTGGGAATGATTCGGGTATGACTTTTACTTCAGACGTTAATTGCCCAGAGTTTCTTAAAACACTTTGACAGAACGTAGAAGGTACAATTACTTTAGACATTCTATTACATGCGGCCACCCACGCAGGATTACAGATATCTGTCTCAACAATTGCAGAGATGCCGATGTTAGTATCAGACATGCTTACATCCCACTCATTTGGTAATTGAACCTGAATAGTAGCATCGTATTTTTGACCTGTTGGGTCAACTGTCTTTTCCATGATCTTGCCTATTAAGCCTCCGGACAAATCTTTATTAATCAACCAAGGTGTTGAACCCCAAGGCAGAGCTTGAACGGAAACATCAAGGTGAGACTTTGAAAGAAGCCAACGAGCAATTTGTCGAGAATGAACACCATAACCAGACTGGGTCAATACGGGTGCTCTAAGCAAGACTTTTTTTCTACTGTTCATATTGACAAAAAAGTTATTATCAAACATCTAACACCTTCATTTCCCAAGTTGGTGGTTTTGCTTCTGGATTTTTCCAATCTTCAATTAGCTTGCTTAGCGACTTATCCCATGCAGATACAACATCTTCCATAACGTAATCTCTTTGAGCATGTTTCATGGCCTTCAAACCAATTTCTTTTCTCTTGTCTGGGCCCCACGAGAGCATTTCCATGAATGCCTTTGCGAGTGTCTCATGCGAGATAAAATCTTCGTAAATGTAGGGTATCATAAGATTACCTACCATTGACCGCACTTCTGGCTCTATACCAATACCGAATTGCTCACCTGTCTTATAGTCTTCAACTTGTCTAGTAAGACCACCAGTCTTTATTGAAATCACTGGCTTACCACACATTTTAGCTTCAAGAAGAGGTAAACCAAAACCTTCATTTGACGACCTGTTAACGACTGTGTCGCACATATTGTAGAGAATATTCATGTCTTCAAAAGCAATTCTATCTTTAGAAAAGACAACGCTGTTTCGAATTCCAAGCATATCGACCACGCTGTGTAAGTTTGTGCCTTCTGGGTCGTAAGGATCGCAATGCATTACAATAGAAGCTTTTTGATGACCGTGCTTTTCTTGCAAGTCATTCATAAACATCTTCCAAGAGACTAGGATATCACTCGTCATCTTTCTTCTAGCATTTCTTGACACATATAAAACTGTAAAATGGTCAAGTCTTTCAGGCCCTAAAAGCTTCTTCTTAAATTCCTGAACTTGATCGTTTGGCAATACATTATAGAGCTCGGTTGGCACAGCATGTGGTATGTAATTTGTTTTGTGAGGAAAATGTTCTTTGACCATCTCATAAGTTGGATAATTAATGCAATTAATCAAGTCCGTGGACTCATATAACACACTGTTGTAATCAGGCCATGGCGGATTATCCCAAAGATGCCAGTATGCAATTGGACAAATTTGATTAATTTCATCAGCCATCTCCCAGGCCCATATAAAGAACCTTGGATCTGTGAATAACATTAAAGCATCAGGTCTTAACTGCGCAAGTGTTTTTCTTAGAAGATTCTTATCACCAAATCCATTAGTTGGCTTAATGATAAAATCTGGGTTAACAACAACAGAGTCATAATTGTCGTGCTGTACAGCACCACCAAAGCATTTAAAACTATATTTTCCCGTATTAACTAATCCGTTTATTAACCATCTACTTTGCGTACCAACTCCAGAAGTAGATAATGGATGATCTGAAAGCATTAATATAGTTTTTTTCTGCATCAGCGTCATATTACCATCTTGTAGTAAAGTGTAATAAAAAATACAACTTTTAAGTGCAGTGCGCTGTATTTTTAAACTCGCACCACATACAAGAATCTCTATTCTTTAAAGCAATTCCTTTTTTAACAGAAGTTAACATATTGCTTACGACTTTTAAAGATCTAGTAATTGGAACTTCACCCAGTGATACTGAAAATAGCTCGCAATGTTCGCCTGGTTTTGCTGCTTTCTTTAAAATCACAAATGCTGCTCGAACATTCTTAAATGGAATCTCTGGGTTTTTTTGACACCAATAGTTTTTGTAGAGACCCAGCTGTGCAGCGATCATTGGGTCTGAGCGTTTATGACGATCCCACCCGCGGGCTGCAGTTTTCCAATCTATAATCCAATAGATTGTTTCGCCACGTTTTCCTTTTGCTTTAATGATGCCGTCAATAAACCCCTTAAAAGCATGTGGGTGGTTGGTGATTGGTTCGTATAATTGATGTTCAGCAGAAATTGTTTCCCATTCAGGAAATGTTTCATCAAGAAATGGGGGGAGTTCAGAAAGAATTGCTGTAGCTTCTGCTTTTGATTTTGCTAATGAAGCTTGGGTAAAGTCAGGATTTTCAGGTGTTGAATTTGTTGCCCATGCTTTTTCCATGTGGTCAAAAGCAATTTCAGGTTTCATTTCGCGAGTTAAAAGATAATGTTCGCAAGAAGCATGGACTGCAGTGCCAAAATCAAGTGCCGGTGAAGGCTTGAAAAGACTTAATTTTTTGATGTGAACTAAATTGTGATGATAAGAACATTCTTTCCAAAGCTTCACTTCAGAGAATGAAACGTGCGGTTTTCCCGTAGGAAGAACGTCAAATGACGTATTTTCTTGCATTAGTACATACTACAATAAGTGTGAGTCTCGTTCAACGCCTCTTGTCTGATTCAATTTTTAAATCAATCTCATACATCATCTGAGCAAGATCTTTAAGCGTGTGTTTTGGTTTTCAGCCAAGTTTTTCTTTAGCCTTGCTGGCAGCTCCCTGGAGAAAATGCACTTCGTGGGGTCGATAAAGTCTAGGATCAATTTGTAAGAATTTTCTATAGTCAAGGTGGGGCAACCTACAGAATTCTGTTCTAATTTAAGAATTTCTGAACCTAAAAGGCCTGTGCCACCCGTGATTAATTTCATTAGTCACCCTTAATAATTCTAATACTATCATCTTCAAAATGTCGTGTTGAAACTTCAAGTAATTCTGAGTCTTCAATTGCTAGCATTTGATGTCTCAGCCCGGTCTTTACGTGAAAAGTTTCTCCTTTTTTTAGAAAGAATGTTTCTGCTTTTTCTCTATCATTTGACTCAGAAACTGTTATTTCCATTAAACCGTTTAAAAGATAAAAAACTTCATCTTTTATTTCATGATAATGCCAACTACATCTCTTGCCCTTATTAAAACACAATATTTTTCCACAATATTTGTCTGTGTTTGTGATCCACAACTCTTTCCCCCATCCTTTTGGGTGTTCTTCAGGAAGAAATTTTTTAAAACTACTCATTGAGGCCTCCTTTTTCTATTATTTTTGTGCTTGAAAATTCCGGTATTCTCTTAAAAAAATTAACTTCTACTAATTCAGAGCCTATTACTTTTTTATCTATGTAGTCTGATCCAACGACAATGAGAGATGCGCCAGATTTTTTAATACATTCTACAAGCTCTTCGTCAGAAGAAAAAATTACAACTTCATCTACGTGTTTAATCGACTCAAGCACTCTTTTTCTGCTATCTTGACTATGAATAGGTCTGTTGGCACCTTTTGATTTTTTCACTCTATCGTCAGAGTCGATACCAACAATCAGTTTATGACCTTTTTTTCTGGCGTAGTCAAGTATCTCAACGTGACCTGCATGAATGCAATCAAAGCAGCCGTTTGTCCATACTATCATTGATGACTGATACTCCTCTTTTTTGTACGACGACTGTTGCGCATTCATTTGCAAACTTTATTGCACCTTCAATTTTTACTTCATTTGCAATCTTAACTGCTAGCGCTGCCATAAAAGTATCACCGGCTCCTGAGACATCTCTTATGCTTACTTTTTTTACCTTTAAAAGCTTATTTTGAAAAACACAGCCTTCTTTACCTTGAGTTATGATTAGTTTGCTAGAAATATTTTCATCAATTGCATCTTTAGATTTTTCATATTCGTCTCTATTGATTTTTATGTATTTCACATTTCTACACCAATCTCCTAAGACTTTTTTAGTATCTAAGAGAACATTTTGATGTGAAGATGAAATTCTCAAGATGTCATCGCTTGTTATAAAGCCTTTGTCATAGTCAGATATGACAACAACGTCATAACCTAAAATCTTGTCAAGCGTTTCACTGTTAAGAATAAATTTTGAGTAACTTTTATCATTGGTATCGACTCTAACAAACATATGATTTGTTCTATCGTCCATATATCTTGTTTTTTTAATTGTTTCCCAGTTTGAATTAGTCATAATGTCGCATGAAACGCTTAAAGACATTATGTTGTTTTGAACATTGGCAGCCATGCCTGGATTTTCATTACTAGATAATTCTAAAAATACGGGCGCAGGTGCCTCGGGAGCAAATCTTTCAACACTACCGTAGATGAAAACATCTTTACAAGATTCACCAATTACTAATATCTTTTTTGTCATAGTTTATCTTACAATTTCGGCAGTATCTTTTCTTACTTCATTACGCCAATATTGTAATAATTCTAACATTGTTTTTTCAAAACTAATCTCAGGCTGCCAACCGGTGTGGCTCTTAAACTTATTTGTGTCAGGTATCTGAAGATCAGCATCAATAGGCCTAAGCCTATCCGGATCTACGACAACTTGTATGTTTTTAACTGTAGAATTTTTAAGAAGAAAATTTAACATGTCTCTTACAGAACACGTATAAGAGCCGCCAATGTTGTAGTACTCACCTGCGACAGGATTATTAGTCACAAGCATGTAATATGCTCTAACTGCATCACGAACATCTGCCCATGTTCTAAGAGAATCTAGATTACCTACTTTTAAAATAGGCGGTATTTTACCGGCTTCTATTAGCGCAATTTGCTTAGCAAATGAAGATTCAGCAAAAACGTCACCTCTGCGAGGTCCCGTATGTGTAAACATTCTAGTCGTCATGACTCTCATTCCATATGCTTCAGCATAAAATCTTCCAATTAAATCAGTGCCAACTTTGGAAATTGCGTACGGTGAAGCTGGATGAAAGTTAACATCTTCGTGAATTGGAAGTTTATCTTTTGAAACTCTTCCAAAGACTTCGGAGCTTGCGCAGACATGTACAGTAATTTTTTTTAAGTCAATTTCTGAGAGTCTAATTGCCTCTAGCAGTGCGCATGTTCCAATTATGTTGGTTTGCAAAGTCTCAAGTGGAGAGTCAAAACTAGTCTTTGGATAACTTTGAGCTGCTAAATGAAACACATAGTCTGGTTTGACTTTTTTTATAAGTGACATCAGGCTTGCAAAATCATTAAGGTCAGCATTGTGTAGTTCTATTCGATCTTTATCATTTATTCTTCGTGAGAGATGCTCAATATTTTTTGTTGGTTCGAACCATCTCATCATGCCGTGAATTTCCCAGTCCGTGTTCTCAAGCAAAAAGTCTGCTAAGTGTGAGCCTACCATGCCAGTTATACCTGTAATAATTGCTTTCAAGTTAACTCCATTAGACCATTAAGATTAAGTGCATCAAATCTCGATTTCCAGTATTCAGAAGAATTTAGATAAGATTTTGCGATAGTATTTCTCTTTTTCGATTCTTCAACATTTCCAAGTTTTTGGTCAACAACGCTTAGAAATAAGCTAGCTAGAGGATTATCTTTTGTCATTCTATCACAAATATCAGTTAGTATCATTTTTTTCTTAACAAGTCTATCTCTGTCTTTTAGCTCCAAAATTGGTGCGTAATTAATCCAATAATCAACTAGCAGCCAAATGTCGTGAAGCTGTTCTCTGGTTGGTATCACATTCCAGTCGCCCTCAAAAAGATTAACAAATTTTTCAACTTTATTTTTTTGAAGCTGCTCTTGTTCTCTTTGTTTCTCTGCCTGTCTAACAACGAACAATTTAGAACCGTCACCCTCTTTATTCTTTTTCAAATTGATATCATCAATAAGACCCAATGAAACCATTTCTTCATAAATTTCAGTTGAAGGCAGTGGAGATAAAAGCTGTATGCCATACCAGTCAAGTCCAACATCTTGCGCCATCTTGACAGTCTGCATCATTTGGCTCAAGGTCTCATTCGGAAAACCAATTATTAAAAATCCTCTAGTAAAAATTTGTGGGTACTTCTTTAGAAGATCTCCTACTATGTAATAGTGCTGAACTTTGGATGGTTTATGTACAGCTTTTAATATAGCATCGCTTCCGGATTCTAATCCAAAAGTCATTCCAATGCAACCAGAACGTGCAGCTGTCTCTATTAGAGCTGGTGTTTTTGCAGCTGCAGAGGCAATTATTCCATTTGATGCACACCATTTTATGTTTAAGTTTCTATCAGCCATTTCATTAAAAAGCTGCAAGGCTCTTTCTTGATCATAGAACAGATCATCATCTATCCACGTAACATGACCGATTCCATATTTTTCTTTTACTTTTGTTAGCTCATCAATAACTGACTCTATGCTTCTTGCTCTAACACCGAAACCATTAAAATTTCTTACGCTGCAGAATGAGCATCTCGCTCGACATCCTCTGTTTGACAAAATTGAAGTCGACTTTATCTGTTTGGGCAGCCATGATCTATAAGATCCGACTTCACCTAAGTTGCTATACAAGCTGAGATCTAGTGAATCATAATCGGGTATTATGTTTAGATCATCTGCAGTTGGCGTCGCGCTAGAGTCTATAGCGATATACTCACCATTAATAATGGTTGCTATTTGATTTAATTTATTTAAATCAAGTTTTTTGTTTATAACATCAATAAAATCGCAAAAACTAACATCGGATTCATATAAGCCGGCAAAGTCAATATTCTTGCTTTCACCGAGCACAAATTTAGTTGCATTAGTTACATGTACTCCGCCAACGATAGTAGGAATCTGAAATTCTTCTTTTGCAAAATTAGCAGTTCTTATCAACATTTCATGTCCCATGGTAAACATGCATGTTAGACCTACTAAGTCAGGTTGAAAATTATTTACAGACTGTTTAAAACTAGACTTCCAATGATTCTCAGCAAGCTCTCTAGCAGATTCATTATCTTGAATGTCACTTCTTCTGTTGATTAGGTCCAAGATTTCAAGATTAAAATCTATAAGTTTAACTTCATACCCTCTGTCTCTTAAGACTTTACAAAGCACAGCTATTCCGTAAGGTGGCCATGCATAATACCTAGAGTTTCTTGCTTGTCTCAGTTCAAAGTTCTCGGTGTTAAAAGGTAGTGAATTTACCAATAAAATTTTTCGACATCCATTTTTAAAAGTTGTCTCTAACTTGCTGTAAATAGCTTTTTTAGTTTCAAGATTTTTTAGGGGTATATTGATAATTTCAAGCTGTTTAAACTTTTTTAGCACGTTAAATCCTTCAGCTAATCAATCTACTCTAATCCCTAAATCTTTTTTTCTCAAGTCATCAGAATAATATTTATCAAAAACTCTGCACACGATATTAGTAAATTGTCTACCCGTCTCAGTGAGTCTTATTTGATTTTTTTCAATGACTAAAATCTCATCTTCTTCAAAAGTTTTAATTTTTGTCATTTCATCGCTAAAATAGCTTTGGAAATTAATTTTATGTGCTTCTTCAATGGATGAAAAATTAATTTCAAAATAATTTCTTATTTGCTGTATTACGTCTTTTCTCACAAGATCGTCGTCTGTTAATTCATATTCTCTATATATAGGAAAGCAGTTTGACAGTACTGAGCTAGTGTAGTCTAACATATCATAGAAGTTCTGAAAATAAGAATTTCCAACAGTAGACTCACTACTAATTCCGAGACCAATTATGTTATTATACTCACCGGGTGTAACACCCATCGAATTCCAGTAGACCTTTTTTTGATCAACTGCTTTTGCAACATCATCAAATGGTTTAGCAAAATGGTCATAACCAGTTCGAACATATCCTCCATCAACCAGCACATCTTGAGTAGCACTAAAGAGTTCTTTTCTTTCAAAGAAATCAGGAAGCTTAGTTGGTCTACCATCTTTGCCATCTATCATGAATTTCTGCTGAGGTGCAAAAACAGGAGAGTAATGAAGATAATTTAAGCAAATTCTTTCAGGAGAAAGTCGAACGCATTCTTTTGCTGTTAGTTTAATTGAGTCAACAGTTTGATGTGGTAAACCGCAGATAATATCAAAATTGATTCCATTCTTAAATAAGTCTCTTATCTCAGGTGTAAGCAGGTCATCAATTAGCTCAACTGGCTGGATTCTATTGACAGCATTTTGGACTTTTGAATCAAAGTCTTGAATTCCAAAAGAAATCCTATTAATTCCTTTGCTGTGATAATATCTCATTTTTTGAACATCAACTCTTCGAGGATCAATTTCTATTGCAAATTCTCTCAACAGTTTTATGTCCACAATCTTTTCAAGCTTTTGACAAAGTATATCAAACTCTGCTTCCTCTATAAAAGTTGGAGATCCTCCGCCGAGGTGAATTTCTTTAACGTCTAATTTAATTTTATTATCAGTGAGGAAATTAGAAAAATGATCAATTTCTTTGAATAAAATTTCCATGTAGTCTTTTACTTTTTGATAATCATTAGTAATAGATACGTGACACGTGCAGAAATAACAAAGCTGTTGGCAATACGGCATATGCACATACAACATTGCTGTTAGATTGTTTTGCTTGTTGAGGGTTATGAGAGAACTCTTAAAGCTAGCGTCATTTTTATTTTGACTCCAAAATCTTTTATGCGGATAATGAGTATACATGAACGCACTGTGTTCATATTTCTTAGCTAGCACTGTTAGCTTAGACTTTTGAAGTCTTTCATCACTACTCTTAAACAACATAGTTATCTTCCCTTTAGAAATCGGCTTATAGCTAATTTTATTCAGTTAAAGGAAAATGTGCAAAAGTATGTGCAAAAGTCATCTTAAGTTAATTTCTCTTCTCTTAGCATTTTGACCAATGACAAAATTTGATCCTTTTGTAATGTAGCAGAAGGAATGCCATGGTCTCGATCTTTCTGAGGTATTCGGATAAGAACCATGCACGCAATGACCATGAAGAAATACAACTGATGATTTAGAAATCTCTAGATCGACTTTTTCAATCTTAAAATCGTCAGGTAAAGTGCAATTGCTACCGGGACTTTTATTATAATCCTCTCTAAAACTTTTTTGAGGCTGTGCATGTAATAATCCCAGCTTATGTGAACCGGGATATACAAAGATTGTGCCATTTTTTACATCTGTATCTCTAAGAAACCAGTTTGCAGTTACATAATCACCATGTTTGTCGCCAGGATACCAACCATCTTGGTGAATACTCCACGCTTGACTTGCGTATCTAGAGTATGCTTCTTTAAAGATAAATTGACTACTTAAGCCTACAATTTCTTTACCCGTTAGACTCTCTAATGTAGACACAATCTTAAAATTTTTCATAGCTGATAAAAAATAGTTGCAAGTTTCTTCTATTTCTTCTAATGTTATATTTGATTTTGGTCTCTCGTCTTGCGCTATTAAATCTTCATAACGGTCAGGATTAACAATTGCAGCAAAGTCAATATTTGCATGTCTTCTTATTAGTCTATTACAGTGATCAGCATCGTCTTTAGTAAAGATATCATTTACGACTAGAAAGCCATTTTCATGAAAAAAATCAATCTGTTGTTTTAACATAATCCTCTTACTAATTTATTACTCTGATTTCATTTGAAATATTTTGCTTATCAAGATGACTTAAGCTACAGGCATATATAATCAATAATTTTGCAAGTTGTAGTCTTTTAAAAGAAGATATTTTGATTATACCAAGCTAGCGTCTTTTTTATACCTTCTTCAAGCGATACTTTCGGTGTCCATCCAAAGATATTTTTAGCTCTGTTGCAATTTAAATAAAGCGATGTTGGTACTGAAGGCTTGGAAAGGTCGTGTTCAATCTGTAGCTTTTTTCCTGAAGCTTTTACTATCTTTCGAACCAAGTCTTTAATTTTAATTCCTTCTCCTAGACCAACATTTACTAGCTCATATTGTGTAGCCTGTTTTTGCAGTGCAATCTCAACAAAACTTAAAAAGTCATCAATATGAAGCAAGTCTCTTTGTTCTTCTCCTGTACCCCACACAATTATCTTATCATCTTTTGATGACATGACTTTTGTTACTGTAGCTCCAAAAACGTGTGATTTCTCTAGGTCAAACTTATCATACGATCCATAGAGATTTGAGTGTCTAATGACAGTATGCTTAGTTTTCCCAATTCTTGAATAGAACTCGCACATTTTTTCTAGGTAAACTTTCGTATGACCTGCGCCATAGTAAAAAGGTAAAATTTCATCTGATGGATTATAATCATCTTCAGAAATTGCGATGGCTGATTTCTGATACATTATTGTGCAGCTTGGAAATACAAAATGTTCTACGCTCTGTTCGAAGGCTTCTCTTAACAACAAAGAATTCATTATTGCATTGTCAGTTACATGAATATAGGGTTTAGCAATAATATCTTTTGCGCCCGACGTTGTTGCTGCAAATTGTAGAACAACATCAACTCCTTTCATGATTGACTTCACAGAATTATGATCTTTTAGATCGCACTTTACCCATTCGACATTTTCATAACCTTTGGGTGCGGTTCTAGAAAAATGAGTTGCTCTAATTTTATAGATGTCTTTCTTGACAAAGAAGTCAAGTAAATTTCTACCAATAAAGCCAGTAGCACCACAAATTAGCATCAGCTTTTTATTTTCTTCCATCTAAAACCAGCCGTTTCTCTTTATTTAAAAATGCATTATAGATTTCATCTAGAACAAAGTTTATATCCATCGCGTTTTCTTTTTCAGGACTTGTCTTAATATTAGTTGGATATACGTCAAGAATATGAATTCTTTCATTCTCAGACGAAAAACTTTGAGAGAATCCTCTTAGTCCCCATTTCGTAGCTGAATATAACGTTCTTTTTGGCTTTATTTCTAGACCAACCATTGAGTTTATGTTGATAACACAATTTAATTGATCAACTAGACCATGAGTAAGAAGAATAGGGGCAAGCAAATTAACACTTGTCATATCAACTATCTCGTCCTGGCTATACTCATGTAGCTTCTTTCCTGGGCATGTAATGGCTGCGTTATTGATTAATACATCAATTTTATTTTCTTTTGCAAGACAAATTAGTCTGTTTAAGTCGTTTAAATTAATTAGATTAAAGTGATTTTTTCCATTGTGCTTTAGAACAAAATGACCTTCGTCTTCAAACTTTTTTGACAAATATTTGCCTAGACCTGAACTCGCGCCTGTGACTAGAATTCTATTCATTTAAACTTTTTCTTTTAAGAGCTTAAATGTGTCAAGTCTTGTATTCGCTTCTTGAATATTTTTCACATACCACTTAACAGTTTCTTCTATGCCTTGTCTAATTGTTATCTTTGGTGCAAAACCTAATTTTTGTGCACGCTTAGTATCAAAAATTCTCTTAGCATCACCTGTTGGTTTAGATAGATCCCACTCTACATCAACTCCAACTATCTCAGCAACACAGTCTGCAACTTCTTTTATTGTAACTCCACTCCCAGATCCTAAATTTAAAGGATCTGTTATCTTATTTTCAACTGCAAAGATCATACCTTCTGCAACATCTTTTGCATGAATAAAGTCTCTTACAGCTGATCCGTCACCCCAAACAGAAAGCTTTCCATTTGAAAATGCTTTTCTAATTAATGATGGTATGACCATTGAGCTTTCAAGATCAAAGTTATCATATGGACCATAAACATTAGCAGGTCTCACAATGCTGCATTTTCCTTCACCGAATTGTTTTTCATATGCTTGACACTGAAGTTCACCCATTCTTTTTGCCCACCCGCCAAACCAGTCGTTTTTAGAAGGCTGAGAAGACCAAACATCATCTTCATGAAAGACTTCGGCTGGTGCATAAACACCTACTGTGCTTGTATACAAGTACCATTTTATATTTGCTTGCATTGCTGCTTCTAACATGTTTGTATTAAACTGAAGCATTGGGCCCATAATATCAGCAGGTCTTTCAATACACACTTTTGGCGAGCATTTAATTCCAACTAAATTAAAGACGTAGTCAATATTGTCACATATTTTTTTACATGAATTAAAGTCTCTGAGGTCAACATTGACAAATTCTACGCCTTTTACATCAGGGGCTTGTCTAATGTCGGCAACTCTAATATTTGCTCCCCTCTTTTGTAGAAGGTCAATGAGATGCCTGCCAATCATCCCATTCCCACCAGTAACTAATACTTTCTTGTTTTTAAACATTAGTAATCTCCTGAGAAAATTTAAGACAAATTTTTTCAATATCTTCATCATTAACGTCAGAATGATTACCAATGTAAAGTCCAAAATCGTGTACGTGATTGACTGTTTTTAAATTTCCTACAATTTTATGAATAAACTTTTTTAAGTAAGGTTGACGTGCTTGATTACCTCCGCCGGCTGTACCTTTTCTGTATTCAATTCCTTCACTATCAAGAATATCACATATCTTTTTAAAAGCATCTTCGTTTGGTTTACGCAAAATTAGAGGTAGAGAGAAATTACTGCTGCCTAATGTGTGAAACTCTGTAATGAATAGCTTAGAGTCAAGCTTAGAAAGCCAGCTTAAAAGATTATTAGTTCTTTTTTGAATTGCACTGTCTAAATGTTTTAGCTGTTCTAATCCAATTACTGCATTGATTTCAGTGCTCCTCATATTAAATCCAGGCACTACGAAAGTGAACAGAGGATTTAGAGATGGATTTTCATTTGAGTATTTTGTTTTAGTTTCTTCGTCAAGCTCACGAATCATACCGTGTGATCTGTAGAGTTTAGCAAGATCATAAAGTTCTTTATCATTTGTGCATATCATTCCGCCTTCAATTGTAGTCATATGATGACCGAAGTAGAATGAAAAATTTGATATATCTCCAAGCGTTCCAACTTTTCTTTCATTGAAGGTTGCTCCATGTGACTCACAGCAATCTTCAATCAACATCAAATTGTATTTTTTTGCAATTTCAATAATTTTATCATTTATGCCATTAAATCCTAGCGTATGAACTAAAACTATTGCTTTTGTATTTTCTGTTATTGCCTCTTCAATATTTTCAGCAGTAATTGCTAAATTTTCCATTGAGATGTCAACAAATACAGGGATCATGCCGAGATTTACGACGGCAGCAATATCAGAGACCCAGCCAAGAGGAGGTACAATTATCTCGCCTACTCCTTTTACGTCGCGGCAAATTGCAGTCATAATGTAATTTGCGGAGGCACCCGAGTTAACAAATACGCTATAAGAAACACCGAGCCACTCGGACCATTTCTTTTCAAACTCTTGTACCTTTTTTCCCTGGGTTAGTCTTACACCAGGCTCAGAAAGAAATTTTATTAAAGCTTTTTTATCGCTGTCTGAAACGTTATCATTGATTAGCGGCCATTTAAAGTTTTGCATAATGTCACTTGTCTCTTTTTTGTAAAATTGGATTTAAAATCGGCCAGTCAATTCCGATAGTAGAATCATTCCATTTAATAGTAAATTGCTCATCAACATCAGGATACGATCCCTCATAAGACCATTTATAGTGGAATACAGAATGTTTACTCATTGCAAGAAATCCATTGCCGAAACCAGGTGGAAGTAGTATAGATTTCTTGTTCTTATCACTTAGCATAGTCCAATCCCACTTTTTAAATGTAGGTGAGTCTGGACGGTTATCAACAACTACAAAATAAATTTCTCCAAACAAACATGTTACCAATTTAGTTGACTTAAAATCACCGTGAATGCCTCTTAACACATTCTTTCTTGATGTTGAAACTTTGTCATGATTAAATTTAATAGATGGATATGTTTCATCCTCTTTCCACAGTGTCCACAAGTCTCCTCTGTAGTCACTGTAATAACTTGCTTCATACTCTTTGACATCAGAAAATATCATGTTAATTTAGTTGATAGTAACTCTAGACATTTATTGATTATGTTTTCAGAGCTTGGTGGAAATAAGTCAACGCTTGGATGAAAACCCGCTGTTCTTTCTTCTAAGCCTAAAACATCAACTGTTTTTTTAGATGATAACATAAGCTGATGAGCGATATTTGTAGCAACTCCTTGAGCGTAGTCATCATCAATTACTAAACCTGCTTTTGAGTTTTTTAATGCATCTACCGATTTTTGCTTCCCAGTAAAAGGTTTTATCCATAATTGATGAACGATACTTACAGTGTATCCTAGCTCTTCTAATTTTAGTTTTGCATCTTTTGCTGAAAATCTTGTAATTGATATTGGAAATAATACTATGTCGGAATTTTCATGTATTTCATCTTCGAGTTCTTCACAATTATCATAACTTTTTTTATGCTCTGAAACGTAATATGGTACGTCATCTTTCATGAAAGAGTCATAAACTTTTTCATACTCAAGTGGGGTCATGGGTGCAGCAATTTTTAAACCTGGCATTCTATCATATAGTGAATGATGTGAAGAGCCAGCAACTGGTCCTACGCCACCTTCCATCGCAATACTCCTGACAAAGATAGGGCAGGGTATTCCCCATATTTCTTTTGACTTGGCAGCATAGTTAACAATTGACGGTGCGTTATACCATTGAAAACCCTGATATCTAACAACGTAAATTGGTCTTTCACCTGCAAGCGCAATTCCTGTAACAATAGAACCTCCTGAGACATCGGCCATCGAAAGTTCAACCATTCCGTCTTCTTCATATAGCTCTGGTAGTGTTCCGCCAACCCATCCAACAGCTGTTAGACACTGCCCAAAACATCTTTTTCCGCTTTCTAGATGTTTCTTAGTAAGAGACTTTATTGTTTCTCTAACGTTCTTTGCCATAATTCCTCTACATGTAGACGTGTTTTTTCATGTATTTCTTGTGCCTTGATGCCTAATGTCTTCATTTCATTTTCATAGCGGTCATAGATAGTTTCGTCATCAATACCTGCACCAGCATGCCAATATTTTCTATGCGTATTGACGTTTATAAGCAACGGGCTAGCAAACACAGATGTCAAAGCTTCTTGAATCTCGTGCGGATCATCATTTATATTAAACGCATTCATTCCAAAAGATTTAGCAACATCATCCATCTCCCAACTTCTTCTAACTTTTTTCTCTGTGAGAATTGAAAGATTGTTATCCTCAACAACAAATAATATTGGTAGTTTTTTAGTAGCCGCCCAGCCAAGTGCACCTAAAACATAGTCTTCTTCTGCAGAGGCATCACCCATAAAAACTATAGTAGGTTTTTTTGTTGAATAACAGTGCCCAACTGCGATTGGGACTTGACTTCCCATCAGACCATCGTGACCATAAATATTTTTAAGTCTAGACTGAATTGAAGCAGATCCACCCATGCCATTTGAACAACCTGTTTTTCTTCCTAAAAGTTCATCAATTAATTCTTCTATGGGCGCTTCAAAAGATAGATAAGTTGAATGTCCTCTGTGTTGAATAAAGATATTAGGATTAATCTTTGCCAAAGATAAACATTCAGCAATTGAAGCTGCAATATATTCTTGGCCTGCAGACAGATAAATTGGAAATTTAAAAGTATTGAGTTTTATAAGATCAAAAACTTTTTTCTCAAAATTTCTGCAAAGCGAAGCTCGCTTAAATACATTTAGACTGTATTCACTCATAATTTTTTTCTATAAAAAGCAAGGCATCATCCCAGTTGCTAAATCTATAACCTTTATCATCAATGTACAGAAAAGCTCTTGGTTTTTCAGATGTTACTTCTTTTACTAGAGAAAATATTTCATGCTTTTTAAGCCAGTCTTCTACATGCTCTTTTCCTGTTTTTCCTTGAATAAGAGGCCTACTTGGTTTAGCTTTTGCGGTAAAGATAACAATATTAAACTTTTTAGATAGTTTCTTGATTGACTCAATTGATCCAGGTAAGGGTTCTCCATAGCATGTTCCATCATAAAAACCTTTACTAAAATCGTGTATTACACCATCAAAGTCAATTGCAATATTGTTTGACTCATTTTCAAATCCTGGTGGGAAATCTTTCATAATTAAAAGTTACCTTCATGGGTTAAAACAATCGTGTTATTAGACATATTAGAAAAAACTTTTAACAATTTTTCTAAGACGTCTTTGGTCACAATATCACCGGGACCTGCAACATTAATGTCATATGCTGTTAAGAGACCTCCTCTTAAAAACATAATGTGTGAGTTAGTTTGTGCTAATAGACTTTGCATATGTTGCATGCTATCAATGTGATGAACAGCTATTTTTTTTCCACCAAGATTATAGAAATTACTCAATCCTTTAACTGGTTCGTCAATCCAAATACATTCACTTGCTTTTGGTAATTCATTTGATTCATCTTCATAAGGTTGACCTGTTCTTCCATATTTGTCTTCAAGTCTAACAAGGTCGTGCTTGTTGACAGGTGTTTCAATTTCAAATATGCATAAATTAGAACCAATTGCATGTGTAGAATGAAAAAGTCCTTTTCTTATCATTGTCTTTTCTTTTGTAGATAGACTTAACTTATTAGATAAGAAAGAAACTTCTGCATCTCCATCAATTACCATCAGGCCCGTAGTTTTATTTGGGTGACAGTGCATTGAAGTTTTTTGGTCCCTTAAAATACTAAGAAACCACAAAGCTACATTTTCATTTTCATATGCTAGATATTCATAGCCCCATGGTTTCTTAACAATATTCGTCTTATAACTCATATCACACCATGCTGATCGCTTTTTTCATCCAAGGACCCATGTGCTTATAATGCGGAGATGTGACAATATTGTCAGAGACAACAAAGGGCGCATCAACATATATTGCGCCTGCGTTGTTAATATCATCCTTAATACTATAGTACCCAGAGATCTGTCTTCCCTCAACAACTTTTGAAGAAATTAAAAGTTGAGCGCCATGACAAATACAAGCTATGACTTTTTTTCTCTTATCCCACTCATTAATAAAGTCGAGAACATCTTTTTCTTGCCTAAGATACTCTAGCGCTTTGACTCCGCCCGGAATTACAAGTAAGTCATACTTAAAAAAGTTTTCTCTTTTGCTTGCATCAGACAGATCACTTAGTAGATGAGTTCCGTTCATATATGTTCCTAATATGCCATAAAATCTTCCCTGTTTGTTAGACATAATTTCAACATCATACTCATCTTCTGTTAGTCGATAGTATGGATAGATGACCTCATGGTCTTGGTAACTTTCATATGTTAATATTAATGCTCTTTTATTCATTTTTTCTCAGTGTGTTTGTAAACAAGCAGTGTATCGTCTCCCCTACCAGAGTCTTTAGAGAAATCAACTCGCTCAAATTGATTTAAAAAATTTTCAGGATAGACGTTTTCAGGATAAATGTCTTCAATAATATAGACACCGTCTGGTTTTAGTTTGCTCTTGAGTATAGAAAAGTTACTAATTTGATTATCGGCTATGTGTGAGCCATCGTCGATTATAAGATCAAATTTTCTACTTCCTAGTGACTCATATGTTAGTAGATTTTCATGATTGCCTGAAATTAGTTTTAAGTTAGGATAGTTGTTTGGATCGATCCATAATCTATCTAGATTTTGATCAATACCGCAAACAAAAGCTTGTGGTAATGATTCGCACCACGCAGCAATTGATCCGCCAAAATATGTTCCTAATTCCATTATTGAAAAGTCTTCTTCTTTTTGACTTCCAAGTAAATTTGCTATTAGGCTTGCATAAAATTCACCATATGAGTGGTATAGATTTTTGTCAGTATAATGCCTTTTTCTATTAGCGCATTCTATAGAATGACATCCATTCGGTCTAGCTCCACAAGATCCTTCTTGATAAAATCTATCGGAGTAAAAGTTTAGTCTTTCTAAAATCTTATCTTTTAATGTAATAATCACCAGCTTACCTCCCAATCTTTAAAGTCTGCTGCTAAACAGTCAATTTTATAATCTTTTCTTCCGGCTGCTGACTCTTGAATCTTATTCTTGGCTGTATTTCGTATTCCATTAAGGCCATGAGTAAGCGCTAGATCATTACCGTCTTTAATGCCTTTTCTATAGTTTGACTCATTATGCCATATGTGAAGATTCATTTGTGAAAGTACAACAATAGCTCTTACATCTTCAGCAGATAAAACAGTATTTGTATCGTTTAAACATTCTTGTATATCGTGAACAATGTCTTTAATTTCTTCTGAATATTCTTTTTTATGTTCAGTAATAAAGACTTCTTTTAGCTGAAGAATTGAGAGTCTATCAATTAGCTCTGATAGCGTAGGCAGATATCTTCTATTCATGTTTTTCTCAAATATAATAAGTTAGATAGAAAGTGTATTAGAGATTTAGAGATAAGCCTGCTTTAAGTCTAGTAATGTATCAGAGAGAAGCTGATCGTATGAATAAAGAATTTTTTCTGAGCTAAGATACGTTAATTTTTTTTGAGAGCTTTGACTAGACTCAAAGACATATTCTTCATAGTTCATATTAAATTTTTTATAGAGATCTTTAGCATACTCTCTGACATTAAAATAGGTACCGGACCCTATAATCTGTGATTGTTTTGTAATTTCAGCCTGACTAGCAACCCATTTAGCGTGTAAAATATCTCTATTCCAGTCTAGATTTCCAACTTCTATCTTTTTTTTACAAAGCAATGACTGAAAAATCTTGCCCATTAAGAAATTAGAACTTCTGTATCTTGAATTAAAATTGAAAGGATATAAAATTATTACATTTTCTATTTCTTTTAAAATTTTAGCAGCTTTGTATTTTGAAATAGTGTAATAGTTTTCTTCAAAGTCAAAGTCCGTATTTAAGCTAATAGCTCCGGAACAATTACTCCAAAGTTCTACAGTTGAAAAATATACAATTTCTTTTGCATTAATTTTTTTTGCAACTTCTAGCGTTAAGTCAACATTAATTTTATTAAACTCTTCTTTAAAAGCTATATCATGCGCATTTACTGTTCTTTGTTCTGCAAAACAGATGTAAACTCTTTCCCAATTAGTCTGATAAATATGATTGGGTATATTTCTAGAAGACACTCTTACTAGTTCTGAGGACATGTAATTGGATATCTGAGAGCTTTCACCAATTATTAAGTCATTTTTTAATAGACTGCTATGCATGAAATCCATCATAGCCAGATTTTGGATAATAGTCTCTAAACTGGTGAACAAGCTTGTGACTGCTAATTCTCCAACTTGAATCGCGCAAACATTCGACGACTTCTGGATTATGAACAGAATGATATCCGGCAGCAGCTAAAAATACTGGTAGCCAAATATCGCTATGATGTACTCTTTCATCTGTCATGAGAAGATCATGAAATAGTTCTTTATTTTTATAGACAACATCAACACCTTTAAGAAAAGATTTTGAAGAAAAAATTTGTGGATATCCCCACCATTCAAAATTTGCTGATCCTGGTATTTTACTTAAAAATTTTTGAATACAGCTTCCATCCGGCCTAGACGCGTAATGATTAACGTGAGACTGTAGCATAGAAACACTGTTTGGGATAGTTAATTTTCCACGAAGCATAACGTCCGGTTGTGAGCATAACATGTATTCTGTATTACACTTAATAGTTGCTTCTACGTGCCTTGAAATTGCAATATCAAGATAGTCTTTAATTTTTTTTTGAATTTCTACTTGTCTAAAATTGTTAGAATTGACATTTCTCACAAGCCAGCTGGCCATGGCGTCATCTACAACTTTACATGTTAGACTGCTGTACTTCTCTTGTAGGTATGAAAAATCGTCCCCTTCAGAGTAGATAAATGCAGGTCTATTAGGATAAAACTCATAAAATGTGCTTATAGAAAAATCTACAGCTTTACCTTCTTTGTAGGCTGTAAAGAACATACCTAAATCTGTCATATATCTACTGAATCCTTTCTATGACTTGAAGTAAAGCTTCAGCTCTATTCACAAATGTATGATTAGCTTGAACATATTTCATTTGTTCTAAGATGTAGTCGTAGTCTTTTGATTTTTCTTTTGCTATGTAAGCCATTTCATATTCATTATCGCTGTATAAAATCAATTCTCCAAATAAATCTTTAACTGCTTTAGAGTTAGTTGCTCCAACTTGCCCATAACTAATATTTTTAAAAGTTCTACAAGGTATGTAACCAATTTTTTTATGATCAACTCCTGTATCAGGCTTTCCGTTAACATCCTTTCTTAAAAAACTACCTCTTATGTCAGGTGCTATAAAAGACCTCTGTGTTAATTTAATTGCATCTTCAAAAGATACAGGTGATTTCCATGGATCTACATGATAAAGAGGTACTCCAAACTCTTGAAGGGCTTTATTAAATAACATTATTTGATTAACGTTATTTTCTCCAACTGATCCAATATAAAAGCAGCCATTTTCACGACTAATAAACCTATCATCAAAGTTAAACTCATGAGGAAGCTTGTCAGTTGCCCAAGAAAGATAAACAGCGCTGTAGTTTTCAACGCCTGTTCTAAATTGCTCAGATATAGCAGAGTCATTAGCATTCTTTAGAAAAAATGCGCACTCTCCTAATTTTTCTGTTTTGTTTCTGTCCAATTCATATGAATAGTTTAAATCATTAATATGATCAACGTTCAGCCTAATGTCGACAAATTTTGCTCCTCGGTCAAGGTATTTTTTTGGATTAATACCAAAATTAACGAAATATATACTAGAGTCATTTACAGGAATATTCTTATCGCCCCACCCTTCTGTGATAAAAATAGAATTACTGTAGTCAAAGTCTTTAGGATAATTTTCGTCATCAAACCAATATGACTTAAATCCTAAATGAGAAAAAACTCTATGCCACATTGCATGCGTGTAAGATTGTGTGTGTGTATGAAGTGGGTATCCCCAAACTATTACTTTTGTGTACTTTAAATTCATTGTCATTTAAATCAAAGTTTTTTATTTGACGCCGATGTATCGTAAATCACATTTACTAACCAGCCCCTTAGTTGAGTGTGACACATTTGGTCAACAAAAACTTTTTCAACTTTTATTCTAGACCCAAGCTTGTCTAGAGTCGAAGTAATCATATCTTCAGTTACAGTCCATGGATGCCCTTCGTGCGGAGGAAGATCAACCCATTCACTAATTCTCACTAAATTAGCAGTATTTGCCATATTTTCTAATATTGCAATTGGGTCCAAGACGTGTTGTAAAACACCAGCCATCCACGACTCATCAAGTTTTTCAGTTAGGCCAAGAAAATCCAAATTAACAATCTCCCCCGGCGCTTGAATAAATTTTATGTTATGTTGCTCGTATCTATCTTTCACCCACTGCGGCATATTAAGCGGTTCAACAGCAAATGATGGACCTAAATTATCTGATCTAACAGTATAGCCAACAACACCGGCTCCATACTCAATAATTCTTTTACCTCTTGCATTTGATACTTTGTTATCTTCAAACTCAAGACCCATAAATCCACCGATAAAGATATGGTTCTCAATTCCTAAAAAAAGCTCTGGGTTATTTAAGTTGTAACTCCACGAGTCTAACTCATATTTTTGACATTCGTCCCACTCTGTCCAAGAAATAGGGAAATTTTTATCTCTCTTATAGTTCATACATTTTCCATTTTCCTTATTAAATTATTAATTATTTTTAATACCTGTTGCATGTTCAAGGTTGTCAAAAGCATACACTGCTTTATCATCAATGTAAAAATCTGCGCTAGGTTTACCGAAATAAATTTCGTCATAAGGTATATTAAATTTTTCTAAAGTTTCAAAAGTTATTTTACCAATTTCAGCTAGTGCACGACCAGAGTTACCTGAATAAGTTCCCATTTTTCTCGCAGTATAAAGAATAACTGTGTGTCCCAAAGATTTTACCAGTCTTACAAATTCAATATTCTTATGGATTGGTTTAACAGTAGAATAATCTCCCTCAACATCTGGGAATGTAACAAGAGTTTTATCAATATCAAAACAAATTCTTAAAATTTTCATATTAGTTTCTACAGTGCTTCGTTCACACAAATGATTGATAAATCAACTCAAAATTTCTATGAATTCTATTATCATTTTTTAGAATTAGAAATTTATCTTTGTGATCTTTTAACAAGAATCCAATAGCAATTTGTTCATTATTCAAAAGGTTTTTTTCAAGCATTTCTTGCTTTAGAACGATGTCAATAAGACTAGCTAATTTTTCAATTGACGATGCATCTACGCCAAACATGCCGCCCCACACATAAGATCTGTTGTCATAAAGATAATCATGCGTTATATCTTCGCTTTTAAGCGAGAGATCTGTATATGGAAATAAGTACATCTGGTACAGTATTTTTCCTGTGTGCATCTTAACTTGGTTCATGAAATTTTCTCCCGGAAATTTTAGAGAAGATATATCCAAGTCTGGGATAAATCGAGATGCTCCTGCATCCAGCCAGAAGAAGTAATCACTATTAAAATAGTTCTCTCTGACTGCATTAAGAACCCAAGGAAACTTTGAGTATTGAATTATAGAATATAGACTTGTTTTACATTCTATTCTATTAGGGTCTGAGACTTTTTTTTGATAGTCTTCATTTAATAGAACTTCATCCATTCTATTTTTCAAGTGATAATATGGAATGTCAACAAGCTCTTGCACTACAATTTTTGTTTGTAGATTATTCGGTCTATTCTTTTGAATAAAATCTATATGACTGCTTTCACAATAAATTACCATTGGGCATTGCAAAAGAAGAGTTTTCTTAAACCAATCGTAGTATTGATTCATCCCTCTTCCATCAATTTTCTCTCTTCCAATGTCGTATAGCGCAGTTACTACAGTTGCATTCATGTTAATATCCTTTGCACTGATGCAAGATAATTCTTAGTTATAATGTTTTTCCAGTCAAACTCTTTTGCATACTCTCTAATCTTGCCTCTTTGAGTCACAGACTTCTTTCTATTCGCTTCTAAGGCGTTGGAAATAAACTCGATATCTCCAATCTTTGCTTCGGGAATTACGTCGACAAATGATTTATTAAGGTCAAGATTTGCAGTCGCACATTCCGATAGAACAAGACCTAGACCTGCTGACATTGCTTCAAGACAGACGAGCGGATGTGCTTCACCATCTGACAATAGAGCTAAGTTTGCATACTCTGTTAGATTATTGTACAGCTTATCTTTGTTCCACTCTCCGAGATATCTTGGACTATTTGTATTAAATTCATTATCTACACAGTTTCCTGCAAAGTACAAACCGTCTATATTTTGAAGTTTTGCTTGTCGTTTGCGCGGGTCGACTTTTGCAAGATAGAGTGTTCTGTCCGGATACTTACACTCTTTTTCAAACTTAAATAAATCTGTTCTCACTCCATTCGGTACTACAAAAAGTCTTTCATCCGGTATACCGGCTTTAGAATAGACATCTCTTATACCAGGAGACAAACAGAAGATCTTCGCAGTAGTATTAACAAATCCCCAGAAGATGTTTCTGTAACCTGGGTCCCACCTATGCGACTGTTCTAAGTAACCATAATGACTAGTTATAGCAACATTTTTGCAGTCAAGGTAGGGAATTACATTAACGTGTTCATCATACTGAACGTGAACAAAGTCGGGGTTTAATGCATTGACTAACCCAGCAATTAAATTAGGATTTCTAGTGTTTACTATCTCAACTTGGTGCCCTAAATCAATTAACGTCTTTCTATAGTCGTCGATAAGAATTTCTACGGCACCCCAACCCTTTGGTGGGATAGGCATTGTTCCCGGTCCTACGATACAAAACTTCATTTGACACCTGCAAATCTTGGAAACTCATTCATTTCTTTGTGAAGATGCACAAACTTTGTTGGGCACGTCTTTCTAATGTCGTCATAACCAAGCTGAGGTTGAGCAAAACCTGCATGCAGTGTGTGCACCTTGGAAGGATTGAGCAAGAAGTACTTGTTCATGTGCGACTCATCGTGCCAGACAGCTACGATTTTATTTTGAAGGTCTTCTTCGACCCAGTCGTCTGCAGTATCAACCATATCGAGCACATCTTTTCTCCTACCTCCCCAGAAACATCCTTGTCTGTATTGCTTCACATCGTACTTGCCATCAAAGATATTAGCTTTGGAACGCGTGTCTGTCTCAAATGTACCGATTCTACTAACAAAACCTGGGTGTTGCACGCCTATGAGTTCTTTGTCTAGGGGTAATTCATCCTCACTGATAGGATTTGTAGCCCATAAATCAGCATCAATGAAGAAGATGTTATCAAACTTTTGCAGATCTTGTTTAATGCTTCTCATGAATTTAAATCTATACAGAGTGATGAAGGGCCACTTTAGATGTTCTATCTTCTTTGTGATAACATTTGGCTTATTAAAGACAATGTCTGAAGGATCATCAGTAAAAGCAAAGATAGTCTTCTGCTTGTTTGGTAGAAAATTCTTTGTTATTCCTTCATAGTAACCATCAAAGAATTGTTTGTATTTTGCTGTGCCTACAAAGATGACTGCGATGCTCATAATAAAATCCAACCATGCTGGTAAACTGATTGCCAATTTTGTGGCCCATTTTTCCCAAACCACTGCTTAGGCGCAACTACTGCAGTTGATCTGCTAAGCCAAGCGCCCCACCAGCTAAAAGATGAATTTGCAATTACATGTACTGGGCATTGAGACATAATGCATAAGTCTAGAGCATCATCTTTAGTATCAACAATAATAAATTTTTCATCTTTAAAAGAATTTTTGCACCATTCGACATCGTCAGAAAATACTAAAAATTTAACATTTGGTATATTTTCATGAACTAACTTGCAAGCTGGGATGTAATAGTCAGAGCCTAAGTTTGTGTGATAGTGAGAAAGATTTGTATAATCTCCTCTTCTTACATGGATAGAACATAAGGGTATATTTCCATGCTTGGCTATAATGTCATTTGCTCTTTGCACAATTTCTTGTGAAAACTGAAATTCTTTTCTAAGCGCTTCTTCGCAATGGTTGAAATAATTGCCTGATTGAAAATAACCATATAGATCAGTACCGTCAGGAATTAAAAAAATATTTGGGTCAAAAGAGAAATCTTTTTCTTTATAAACAGAATTACATGAAACAACATCCAATTTTTCTGCGCTATCAGTGCTGAAGACTTGATTAAGCTTTTGGTCTTTTGGAATTCCAATTTGATATCCTCTTGTAAAACCAGCAGAAAATAAAGTTGCATATTGAAACATCTGGTTTCCAAGTCTGCCATTTTTGCCAAGCTGTGAGTAAGTTATCATTTAATTCCGTAAACCATTCTATACCATGCAGAAACAATTTTTGGTACGTGGGGGTTATAATTTGGATTTGGAATATGTTTGTATCTAATTAGCGGTTCATTTAGATTTGCAAACTTGTACCAAGGAATTGAACGGGACCATAAGTCTAAATCTTCTGCAAATGGAAAAAGATCAAAGTACCCGGCACACTTATCTAAAATCTTTCTCTTAAAAATTACACTAGGGTGACCAATAGCATTTTCACCTACAAGAAGGCTCGCGATTATTTGACTATGTTCTGTTGGATAACTTGTTAGTCTTATGTGTTTATTGTCACCATCAACAACGTTTAATTGAGTGCCTAAAATGTCAATATCAGAATTTTTATCAAAGAAATCTAACTGCTTTTTTAGCTTATTTGAAAGCCAAATATCATCTGAATCTTGACGAGCTATAATATCACCTTTACAATTTCTTAGACCCATATTAAGCGCTGGCACTATACCTGGCTCTGAATGTAGAATTAAAATTCTATCGTCTTTAATGGTTCTAATTATTTCTTCTGTGTTATCATTTGTGCCGTTTATAACGCAGAGAATTTCTAGATCCTTGACTTCTTGAGATAAGACTGATTGTATTGATTCTTGAATTGTTGCAGAAGCATTTCTAACAGGTATAACTACCGATATCACGAGCGTCTCTTTATCTCACCAATAAATGGGGAGGCAAATGGTGTACCGTTCATCATAGTTGCAAGAAGGGCCAATTCTCTTATTTCAAGATTATTTAGTTTAGCTCTTTGAGTAAAGATAGCCGGGTCAAGTTGCTGATTATCATTAATTGTTACAGAATCATAATACATCTGAGCTAGAAAATTAACTGATTCATTACAAAGTGGCGTTTTTGCTTCTTTGAAAATTTCTGTCAAAGAAAAGAATATATCTTGATAGATTTCACTACAAACGGAAGTATTGAATTTCTCACCTTTTCGCCTTATTAAGCGTTCTGTTACTAGCGTTGAGATTGTCTCGTGAAGTTTATTTGTTTTCATTTCTTTGGTTCCGACACATCAACTGTAATATGCGGTGTTCTTTGACCATGCCATTTTCTATGCCAAACCCAGCCGCCTGTTGAGCCTTTTAATTCTTTCGCTCTTGTCTCTATCATCTCATCTGTAACTTGTGACCATGGTAAGTCAAACATCATATTTGTATCAGCAGAATCTTCAAGCGATTTATTGTACAGAGAATTCCAGTGTTTTGTCCAGTAATTCTTGTAAAGCTTTATCTTTCTTGAAAGATCATACCACGAATAATGGTGTACACCTGGGAGGCTTTTAATGACAGAGTTAAACCATGTTCTATATTGCAATAGTGCTGATAGATCGCCTGCACAGGCTGATTGTCTCATTTTCTCTGAATCTAATGTGTGAAAAGTCACATGAGGCAGTCTTTCTCCTGTCATTTTATGAATCATATCACATCCATCAGTGCCTTCTGCAGCATATAGTTGCTTGTTTTCATTAAATCTACGCAGATCAGTTGGTATACCATGCGTAATGTGTGAGAGATTTCTACTAAGTCTCCACTTCCAGGGTTGTATATCACATCTAACTTTGTCAGGCCCACCCCAATACTCAATAACAGGCAATGACACAATATCAACCTTAGGCGGTATCTTCTTGCACAGCTCAATGATCTTAATTGCATCATCTTCATGAACAATCTCATCAGAATCCATTTGCCAACAAAAGTCACCGGTGCACATTGCTCTTGCTTCAGCTTTTTGTGCTCCATCAAAAACAGCATGATATTGATGAGACCAATCTCTTACAACTTGTTTGACTTTTAATTTTTCATTCTTTTGTGATAATTCGTTTAATTTTTCCCAAGTCCCGTCTGTTGATCCACCATCAATTACACAAACTTCGTCACAAAATCTAAGCATTGATTCAATACATGCTATAAATGGATAGTCCTGATTAATACAGTTGTAGGCAGTTGTGTAACCGCTGATTCTAGAAATATGATTAATGACTTTTTCTATGCATTTCCAAAAAAGAGTAGGTGCAGCAAAGAGATACTCGCTTATTGAGTTGATATCGTCGGCATTAAACCATTCTTCTGAAGCGTGCTGGACATTATTATTGAGTTGAAGCTTGCAGCCTAAAAGCTTTGCTTCAATAACCATTCGAGGACATGTGTCTGCACCGGCTGGAAGATAAACAAAACCTTCAGCATGAGAGAGTTTTTCAAGAAGCTTATCGTACGATAAGTTCCACACTACTTCAAACTGCTTTTGATTATTCTCGCACCATTCTTTAGCTGCTTGTGCACCTTTAACCCAAGAGTCAGATCCAAGAACTACCCAACCTTTTCTATCAATTAGACTGTCTGCAGATAACTTAGTAAGGTGGTTTATGTAAGCCAGTGTAGCTTTTGAAAAAACACTGGATAATACCACGTTGTCTTTTTCTGCTAAAAATGGAAATAATGTGTGATATCGCTGCTTTTGTTTCTCTGACATCCACCATAGAGATTGTGCACCATAGTAAAAAGCTGATATTAATTTGCCATTAATTTTATCATGACAGTCACAAGGTTGCTTGGTTGATGCTTCATGTTTCTCTGGCGATCTGAAACGACAGTACTTATAATCATATTCAAGTACTGAATATTTAAGATTTGCAGCTATGCTTGGTATGAGTTCTGGATTAAGTTGCGCAAAATTCCCAAAGATCCAATGCTTTTGGGAGCCTTGTGTCAATGTTGATAGATTGACTTTTGAGGAATGAATTTTTTGTATTTTAAATGGTGAAGCTTCAATTAATGCTTCAGAAGTGAGCTCTGCGCCTCCAACATAGTCTTCTACAAATAAATCAGCAACAAATATAATATCAGCTTCAGGCTCTAGCTGAGAATTTGGATTAATAAATATAGCTTCTTTAAAATCTGTCAACATAACCTCTTAATAATAAATTAGATAGCTTAATAGCTTAATAGCTTTACTAATCTAGATAGTTATAGATAAAATATCTACTTTATGAGCTTTGTATAATGGCAAAAAAAACCGAAAATATTAAAATTTCGAGTCCAAAGTCGCAGAGAGTTAAAAATACTTTTACAGCACAAAATTTTGTACTTGATGACATTCATAAAAAGATTATTGGCAGCGCTGCTTTAAATGGTGGATTTGATATCTTAATGTTTAAGATTGAAAAAATCGAACAGAATCAAGAGCAGCTTGTAGGTAAAGTCGACAAAATACATGATGCGATCTATGATCCTGATGATGGTATATTTTCAAAGATTAGTGATTCAAATGCTAAAAATTCACAGAAGATAAACGAAACAGAACAAAAATTGATCGAATTATCAGGGTGGAAAAAGCATAAAGAAAAAGAATCTGAAAAGTCAGATTTAGAGCTTGAAGAGACGTCGGAAAAAGTACAAATTATACAAAAAAATGTAGATGATCTTGTTAAGAGTAAAAATACAATTAGCTCTGCTGTTCGCTGGGTGTTAGTTGCATTAACCGGCGGATCTTTGACTTTATTATTTAAATGGATAGAGACAAAATTTTAATTATAAATTTTACCAAAGACAGACAATAATTTGACGCATGTCGATCGACAAAGACATAAATTTAATTAAAAGTTTTCTTATCAAGAACGTTGAAGTTACTAGCTCGCTAAAATTTGATAATCATAAGCTAAGAACGCAGAGGTGTCTTCAACACATCTTTTCTAAAAGATTTGCGGGTAGTAAACAAAAAATTTTTGAGTTGGTTCTAGATCATGCCGAAAAGGCAGAAAGATCATGCCCTAAAGCTGGGGTGATGCTTTTAAAAAAATTTGCTGGAAGTAATATTGAAAATTATTCTAATCCTATAGATAAAAAAGCTGTTATTGATCAGCTAGAAAATCTTAGACTTAGCAAAATTTCAGAATCTATTTTAATAGAAATATTAAATTTCTGTAACTCAGAAACTAAACTAAAACTAGTAAAGTCAATTAATGAAAAATCTTACGTAGAAATCTCAAATGATTACCAGTTCGATGTTGCGTCTTTATTACCTGTCAAAAGGAATCAAGATAAAAATTGCAAGATCTTTGTCATTGACGGTTATCTAGAAAGCGTATCTGAAATACACCATATTCTTCAATATTTTTCAACTGAAGCGCAGAATACGCCTTTTGTCTTATTTTGTAGAGGTGCATCCAATGATATTTTAAGTACAATTAACGTCAATAATACAAGAAATGCGTTCAGATGTTATATTTTTAAAGTTGATTTTACTGTTGAAAATGTTAATCTACTTGTTGACATAGCTGTAACATGCGGAGTTGATGTAACATCTAGCTTAAAAGGTGATTTAATCTCTTCAATAAAGTTAGAAAAATCTGCTATAATTGACTCAATTACTATTACTGATTCTAGTTTAGCTATTAAATGTAAAACTACAAAAAAGTCAGTTTTTTTGCATTCAAAAAACTTAAAGAAAAAACTTCTTGATTGTAGTGAGCTAGAAAAAGATTTTATACATAAACGTTTAAGAGGTCTTTCAGGAAATAGCATTGAAATTGCAATACCTGATGACATAAATTACTTTTCAAGATCACAAGAAATAGACGAAGGAATTCGTCTTATTCTGTCTGTTATGAATAAAAGCTTTGTGCTTAATCAAGCAGTTGCGCTTTATTATAATTCCTTAGAAAATACTTTAAAAAGTATTGCAGATGTAGTCTAACCTTTACTTATTAATTTTAAAAAGTATGATCTGTTCATGAATCATGCTGATAAAATTTGTAAAGAAGTTCTGAATCTAGTTACTTTTTCTAATGATCAATTGCAGCGTCTTTTAGTTAATGAAAATACTAAGAGAACGATATCGCTATCTGAAAAAGATTTACAAATAGTTTTATTACTTGTAAAAACTTCTTTAGATAATTCGTATCAATCTGTTTTTACAAGTTTACATAATAAGATAAACGAAGAGATTGATTTAGCATCTTCAAAAAAAACAACTAAAAAGTGAACAGTGGCCAAGAAAAAGTCTTCTGAAACTAAAAAAGATACTAGCGTCGTTGTACAGCAAAAGAGAGGTTTTAGACATCTTTTAGAGTGCCGATGTGTACTTCCACAATTTAAGAATAGGCAAGATCCGCCAAAGCACAAATTTATTGTTTTTTCTGTCTTGAAAGAAAATGATAGTATAGATTTGAAATACGCACAGTGCAATAATTGCGGATTAATACATAAAGTTATAGACATCTGTAAGTCTGAAATTCAATTAGGTAAAGAGCACTCCTCGTCAATATTAACAGTTGAAGATATTAAGCTGTCGTTACCAAGAGATTTGTCTAATATACTTGAAAAATATCGTCTTGAATTGCCTTCTTGGGAGCAAGCTCAGTTTATTGTAGAGCACAAAAGTTGGGGTGAATTTATTGTGCTAGAGCAAGAAGATGATGGTGATACCAAACAAGGAAAATACGTTAGAATTTTAGGGGAGTCTTTCTTTAAAGTAGAAAATTTTTCTAGAGACGAATTTATCAGTACAATTTGAGGTAAAATGATGAATGAGATGCTTTACGGTCAATTACAAACTGAAAAAATTGCCGAAGATAAAAAAATTGCGCTACAGATTGTAAGCGAGATTAATACGTTTGGAATTAGTGACAGGCAAAGATGGATGATTCTTCATTTGCTAAGCTTAGAAATAGAAAACATTCAAGACATGAAAGACATGATTTCTTTTATTAAAACTAAAAAAGAAAAAGATATTTTTGTTTCTAAGTTGTACAGTCATGGTGAAGATAATTGGGCCGAGGAAGAAGTAAATAAAAATGGGTAGATCTTACATAATCAGCAATCATGGTGATGCATCTAAAAGAGGAAATTATGACTACGAGTCATCAGGTGTTCATATTCAAGTAGGAGATAGCTCTCGGTTATTAGTACTTCACTGCGATGTTAATGAACAATCAATATCAACAGTAATGATGCAAATGTTGCATCTTGCTAGTCAAAATCACAAACCAATTCATCTTGTCATTTCAACATACGGTGGATCTGTTGATGAGATGTTTACTTTATATGATGCTATAAAGTTTTTACCATGTCCAGTTCATACGATTGCTTTAGGCAAAGTTATGTCTGCCGGTGTACTTCTACTTGCATCAGGCGAAAAAGGAAAAAGAATGATTGGTAGATCAGCTAGAATTATGATGCATCCAATATCTGGTGGGTCTGCTGGAAATATCTTTGAGTTAATGAATGATGTAGAAGAAAGTAAGCGATTGCAAGTGCAAATGGCAACTGCTATTGCAAAAGAAACCAAACTATCAAAAGAAGATATTGAAAATATTATGAAGCGTGGCCATGACGTCTATTTATCGCCGCAAGAAGCGATAAAGATGGGAATTGTCGATAAGATCATTGGTGAATAGTAAATTTGTAATTTATCTCTTTGTATTATATTGTGTAGACTGAATGCCTCTACACGAATATCGACACTATTTTCCTTTTAAAGAAATGAGAAAGGAACAAAAAGAAGCGATTGAATTTGCTATTGATTCCTATGAATCAGGTAAAAAACATGTTTTGCTTGAGTTAGGAACAGGCACAGGTAAATCTGTAATAGGAATTACAATCGCTAGATACCTAAACGATCATTTCCCTTGTCAGACTGATGAGAGCGGTGAATCAATGTCAGGTGCATATGTTCTTACCACGCAAAAAATCTTACAAGAACAATATGTAAGAGACTTTGGCCCAAATACTAAACTTCCGTTATTAAGAACAATCAAGTCTTCTTCAAATTACGCTTGTTCTTTCTATGATGATCAAACGTGTGCAGAATCAAAAATGCTTCTAAGCCGTTTGTCTAAAAGCTTAAAGGGCACAGAATTTCAAGACCACTGCACTAAACAATGCCAGTATAGTCAAGAAAAACAGGCGTTTATTGACTCATCCATTTCTATAACAAATTTTTCTTATTTTCTTGCAGAAACATCTCATTCAGGTAAGTTAACGCCTCGTGCGCTACTAGTCATTGACGAGGCACATAATATAGAATCAGAAGTTGGAAGATTTATTGAAGTTAGCTTTTCTGAAAAATTCTGCAACGATGTCTTAAAAATTAAAGTGCCTAAAATTCACGAGCAGAAAGCTATATTTGACTGGGTTAAAGACACTTATTTGAGTGTTTTAAAAAAGTATGCAGTAAAGCTTGAGTCAACGCTTAAGAAAAATTCTTCTTCTTTGAACAAGTGTATAGATTCATCAAAAAGCTACGAGTTAGTACAGAAGCATTTAGAAAAACTTGAAAAGTTTATTGAAGTGCATGATTACAAGAGCTGGGTCATGAACATAGAAAAGAAATTATATGGTCAAGGAAGCAAGACCAATATTACACATCGATTTGAATTTAAAACTGTTGATGTTTCTCCTTATTGCGAAAAACATCTCTTTTCAAAAGCTACAAGAATTTTAATGATGTCTGCTACTATTGTAGACAAAAACGTTTTTTGTGAGTCAATTGGCCTGAATGCACTAGACATAGCTTATATGAAGAGACGCAGTCCATTTTCAGACGATAATAGACCTGTGCACTTTATGCCTGTAGGAAGCATGTCAAGAAACAATATTGAGACAAGTTTACCTATCCTTGTAGAAGCTATAAAGATGTTGCTTGAAAAGCACAAGAATGAAAAGGGCGTCATTCACACTGTGAATTATAAGATTTCCAAATATCTCATGGAAAATATTAAAACAGATAGACTTCTTTCACACGAGTCGACTAATCGAGACGCAGTGCTTAAGCATCATATGACTTCCAGCGAACCTACTGTTTTAGTAAGTCCCTCTATGATGGAAGGTGTAGATCTTTCAGATGAGCTTAGCAGGTTTCAGATTATATGTAAGGTGCCATTTCCATATCTTGGTGATGCTGTAGTAAAAAAACGTCTTGAAAAAAATAAAGAGTGGTACGCATATGCAACTTCCAAATCTTTAATTCAATCTTTAGGCAGATCTATTAGAAATGAGACAGATCATGCTGAGTCTTATATTTTAGATGCTGATTGGTCTATGTTTTATTCAAAGAATAGAAAAATGTTTGAAGGACATATTGGAAAAATTTGTACATAATTTACACAGCTGATGAAGAAGTTATATTAAAGATTCAGGAGATTGATATACAATGTCATCAGAAACAGTTTTAGATAAATGGAATGAACTTAAGACACTAGTTGAAGCGCTCGAGGTCGACGTCGCTAAAAATGCTCGTGGCGTTGCAGCTGCAGGCGTAAGAGTTAGAAAAGGTCTTCGACAAGTTGCAGCATCTTCAAAGGAGCTTGTTAAGCTTACGTTGGAGAGCGATAAGAGAAAAAAATCTGAGGAATGATTTTTTAATATGAGTAGGCAACAAATAAAAATCTTACAGCAGATGGCTAGAGATGGTGTAAATCCTAGAAAGCCATTTGAGTTTGTCAATGGTAAGTTTATTCAGTTAATTGAGCAGACAGATAATGACAAGGCTGGGGTTGTGGATGAAGTTTTAGCTATAGCAGAACCTGTAGTTATATCCCAAACACCCAGCCTTGTTGAAGAAACACCTGATCTTAATCTTGCTGAAGAAACACCTAGCCTTGTTGAAGCAAATAGCTCAGAGACAAATTTAAAAAAGAAAAAATCTGTCAAATCAAAATAAACCAAGGCATATTGATTTAATCACATTGCTAAAATTATGTGATCTCTAATTTTCTTGTAAATTTTCTTTTCAATTTGACAGATTCTCATTCTAGTTAAACCATAGATGTCCCCTATTTCTCTAAGGGTTAGGGGACCTTTTCTTGTTGTTATTAATACACAATTTTTACCACCTTCGTATGGTATCCATTGCTTACATGAACTCTTTTGGCAATTAAAACTAGATGAATCAACTAAATCAAAGCAAGTTTGATCTTGTGTAATAATTGGTAATCTTTTTTTTATTATAGTGTTTAACATGACATCTTCTCTTAAACAGTATATTTTATCTTAGACAGGGTCTTGTACAAAATACTAATAAATTCATGAGAAAAACTTATATACTTGACACAAATGTTTTGCTGAGCGATCCGCATTTCTTTAATAACTTTAAAGATAATGACTTAATAATTCCTATGCTTGTCTTGGAAGAACTCGATAAACATAAATCGCGTTCAGACGAGGTCGGTAGAAATTGTCGAGAAGTTTCTAGAACTCTTGACGAATTGTCAAAATCCGGATCGTTGAAAGACGGCGTACAGTTACCATCCGGAGGAACACTTCGGGTGATGACTTCTTTAGAAAAAAAACCTAAAAAAGGTGATCTTGACTCAACGATTGTTGACAATATGATCATTAATTTTGCGTTGGAGTATTCTAAAAAATGCTCGGACAAAGTCTTTTTGGTTTCTAAAGACATTAATGTTAGAATAAAATGTTCATCATTAGCCATTCAAGCTCAAGACTATCTGAGTATGAGAGCATCTGACAGTTTTGATTCGCTATACACGGGTGTCAAAGTTTTAATTGCGCCTAATGATGTGATTAATAGATTCTATGCTGACAAAGAGGTCAACATTAAAGAAATCACAAAAGATGTAACATATCCTAATCAATTATTTGTTCTCAAATCTTCTGACTCTACGACAACTTCAGCGCTTTGTCGATTGAGCAAGAGTGGGCAATTGTTACAGCTACAAAAATTCGATAATATCTTTGGTATAAAACCAAGGAATAAAGAGCAGAATTTTTCTTTTGATCTTCTGATGAACCCTGAAGTTAAACTTCTAACACTTACTGGTAGAGCAGGTTGCGGTAAAACACTGCTAGCATTAGCAGCTGGGCTAGCACAGCTGGATTCTATCGGTACACATCAAACTTATCAAAAACTAATTGTTTCCCGTCCTATTCATCCTGTTGGCAAAGACATAGGATTTTTACCAGGTACGCTTGCTGAAAAGATGGCGCCATGGGTTGCACCCGTTAGAGATAATCTTGAGTATCTTCTTAACTCTATCGCTTCTAATAAAAAGCTAACAAGAACAAGAAGTAAGAAATCTGAAGATTCTCAAAATCTTTTTAATGATCCATATCTCGATCTAATGCAACAAAAAGGGCTTATTGAAATAGAAGCCATCACTTATATCAGAGGCAGATCTATTCCTAATGCTTTCATCATAATAGACGAAGCACAAAACTTAACTACGCATGAATTAAAAACAATTATCACACGTGCTGGCGAAGGCACTAAGATAGTTCTAACCGGTGATCTTGAGCAAATTGATAACGTGCACGTTGATTCTTTTACAAACGGTTTAACACATGCTATAGAGAAATTTAAGGACTATGATATCTCAGGCCATGTTACACTTCTAAAGGGTGAAAGAAGTGAATTAGCAACTTTGGCATCGAAAATACTATAAAGTTAGGTTGTATACTTTAGTTGTTGTATAATTTTAGATGAAGAAGTTGCTATATGGGAATACTCGATAGTAAGTCTAGAATCATGGATGTCATCTTGACTTCTGAAGGCAGAAGGCAGAAGGCAGAAGGTACATTTAGAGTATCCTTTGCAACTTTTTCAGATAATGAGGTCGGTTATAAGGCTGACGAAATTGAAGGCCACATAGATCCAGTTGGAAAAATCTACCTTGAAGCATGTAATTTACCTCAAGATCAGGTTATATTTGAAGCCAATGATGATGGTAATATTATTGCTTTTAGAGATGATCAAATTATCTTTGACCAATTAGACTCGAGTACTCTTCTCCCAAAGCCTCTTGAAATTTTATTTGAAAAAAGTGGAAAACCATCAGCTTATCAGTTAAATTTTGGTCCGCGTTTAGAGATTAGAAAGCCTGGCATCGATCCCTCGCTCCTGGGATCTGCAGATGAATACCCCGTTGTTGGCGGAACAGGAATAGGATTTTCTATCACAGACAGTGATAAGAAAAAAGCTGATTTTATACTAGATCCCAGTAAATTTCCAGGTGTTGTTTCTAGTTCTTATAGAAGCTCAGCGATCGAAAGTAGTTCTTACTATATCGGAATTCAAGGAGGAATAAATGCAAGAGACTTCACAACACTTATTCAGGCGACAATCTTCTCTGCTTCACAAGTAGGATCAACGTATATCGGCGGCCCATCGCCAGGTCCACATATAGAATCAGTCGATAGAGACAATTACATTTATATAACAGACACTAGCGGCAGTCATGATAAAGTTACGCTGAGCCTTCTAACAGGATCAGGCGCATTTATTCTTAATTCAAGTACTGGAATACACCCATTTGTTATTGAGAATTCTTTTCTTGGTGGCAGAAAAGACAGAATAGAACTGACTAATGCAGACTTTGCATCTAAAATTGTGGGTATATTAACATCTTCATTTGACAACTTTAAAGAGATTGGAATTATCTCAACAATAGATTCCATATTTCAAGAAGATAGATTTGATATCTTTCCTGAAGAGATAACTTTTGACTTAAGTCAAATTCCAAATAGCATAAGCAGCGTTCTAACTCAAAAACCCTCGCTTAATTCAATTAACTCGTTATTCGCTGACAAAAGGATGACAAGCATACCTAACTTTAAATTTCTTCCGCCTATTGCCAAATCTAGTGATGGTATAGCTAAAGAACTTTCTAATTTCAGTCCACTTGGTAATAATACAACACCGATGTTTTATAAAGATTTATTGACATCTTTGAAGGGATTCATAAAAAAGACAGTAAATTTTGAAAATACTACTAGACAAAATAATCTTTTATGCCAACTATTTGACGTTAACTCAATGGGTGTTAATAAGCTTGATATAATCGATTATGGCTTTATTAGACAAGAACCTGGCGCAATTATAAAAAAGAGAGTTTATTTTGCAGGAAAAGTCTTTTTAGATGACAGAGGAACAACTTGTTTTACTAATATATTCACTTTAGTGTTTTCGCAAGGTTCAGAAGAAGACTAATTTATGTCAGTTAAACTAAAAACTATAAAAAACTCGGCATCAAAGATTCTCACTCTAGATAGCGAAGCTTTACCTGAGATAATAGATGTAAGCGAACAATTTTTTACTTTAAAAGTTTATTATACGCTGATTTTAAATAATTCAGCAAAAAATCCACTACAATACACAAAAGTTAAATTAACATTTACTTCACAGCAGCAAAATTCTCAAGTCAATACGAAAGAGTATTCAGAAGATTTAAATAGCTCATTTGTAAAAAGAAACTTAATTAGTAAAAATTATCAAAGAAATTCATCTACGTCAAATTTTGTTCAAAATTCTAATTTTAAAAAGACTTTTTTAGTTAAGCCTACAATTTCTCCTACTTCACAAGCAAAATATGACATAGCAGCTACTTTAATTAATAATTTTGTTAATAAGCCCGGCCAAGTTAATTCAATAGCTTCAAAAACAGCGTTTATTGGTGACAAGATTATCAAAGCGCTAAAAGAAAAAGTTTACTTTACAGATTTGATTCTGCCGGAATTTGTTAGTACTTACCAAGAAAAGAGATACTCTAGTGCAGGAAGTATAACTTTTCAAGATTTTAAAAATGAATTAATTAGAGAAAATTTAAGCATTAGTCAAATTGTTTTAAACTATATAAGTGATTCAATTAATTTAAACTCTCATTTTTCTAGTCAGTTAATTGACACAATTCTAAACACAAATAATAGTGCTCAAATTAATAATCAAAGCTTAAACTATTATGTTAAACAAAACACATCAAAATATCTTGAAAGCTTAACGCTTTCTGAAGTTGTTAATCTTCCAATATCATTACTTCAAGAAGGTTCTGTTTTTTTAAAATTATCTTTATTTGCTGGCAACGCTCCAAACACAGAAGACGAGCAGCTGGTTATTCCAATTAATTTAGCTAGGTGCCTTGAAGCTTACTATAATAACATACAAGCTATTAATACAAATGTTAGCAAGACTCATGTAAACAGTCTTGTTAATTCGGTTTCAATTTCTCCACTTTTAACTGCAGTAGATGAAAAAAAGATAAGAGGATTTAATCTTTACATAAAGAACTTTTCAAACGATAACGGAAAATTTGCTTTTATTAAAAATCTGGAAAAGAATGAAGTCTATACAGAGTTTTTTGATACTATCTCGAACTATCAAGCGTGTTATAGAGTAAAGCCAGTTACTGCTTTTGGCGAGTCTAACATTTTCTCAGATGTACTTTTTTCATCTTTGCCAAATAATGTAAGCCTAAAATCAAAGTCCTTGTTTTTTCATGTTCGACAAATCGATATCAGCAATATTGAGCTTAATATAAAGCTTAATACTTTATCAAATATAAATAAATTAAAAATTCATAGAAGAGACTGTACTAATTCTTCTAATTCAGACTTTGAAGTCATTAGAACAAGTAATATTACAGAAACAATCAACTCTTTTATCTTAAATGATAATAATATTTTATTAGGTCATTTTTATGAATATTTCATAGAAGTATTTGATAATAACAATATACTCGTGGGTGTAACTTTACCTCAATTTGTTGAAGTCAAATATATCAATACTAATGCTTATTCTGTTGAGCTAAACAATATAAACATCAATAATGATAGCATACAGTTTAGCATAAGCTCAACAAAACTAAAAAAGAATTCAAAGATAGCGCTTCTAAAAGCTGAGGAAGATAAATTAATAATTGGCTCTGTTACTCAGCAAATTTCAAGTGAAGAAAAAGACTTTGAAGAGACGCTCTATCATAAAGTATCAAGAATTGATCAGATAGACGGTAGAAGAGAATCTTTTGATATTATTACCAACGGAACATTTATTGATAATCAAGAAACACAGATACAATCAAGTATTTCTTCACTAGTACCAGGACGACAATACACATATGAAGTTGAGTCTTACAAGCGAAATCCTGTCAATCTAATAAAGAATTTTTTATCTACTGGAACGTCAGTTAGCGGTAAAGAATGGTTTTATAAGCCGTCTAAATGGAAAAGTCCAAATGTTATTAATACAGGAATACTTCAAGCAGACGAAGATAATGAGCTTGAAAAAGACTTGTTTATGACAGATTTTATTGGTATAACAATCGCTCAAAATATTGAGTTCAATACTGAGTCTACTAACATCTTAGTGCAAAGTGTTTCTGTTGAAAGACTTACTAGAACCATGATGAAAATTTCATGGCCAAGCGTAAACGGTGCATTTGATTGTTTTATCGTTTCTAAAGTTGTAAATGGTAAAAAGTCTATAATAGGAACAACAAGTGATTTTTACATATACCACAAAATTAATTTTGATTCTGATATAGGTACTATGTATTATGATGTCGTCCCTGTAAAAAATGATTACTCATTAGGTGAGTCTACTAGTAGTAATCCCCTTTTAATATCCCCAGATACTGTCGACAAAATTTAAGATTTTTATGGGAAAACCAAGCAAAGCATCACCCGCGCAAAACGGCTATAACACTAAGGCAACAACTATAATACAAACGCCTCTCGTCGTTCTCAGCCCCTCATTGCTTCCCAAAATAGTGCCTTCACCTCCATCAAGTGTATATACTCAGAATAATGTGACTGACCCTGGCTTACAAGCACAGGCAACCGCAGCTACAGAATTTACAATCTACACATTGCTGCCGCAGGATGAACCTGTAATAATTTCGTCTGCTGAATATCTTCCCTTGCAAGATACAGGTAACATTACAAGCTTTGGATTTAATCAAGCTCAAGATAGAGATTATGCGCTCTCAGTTAAAGAGGCAGCTCAAACTTTAACAGCATCAACAGCAGCTAAAATTATTGTAGTAAAAGATAGTACGCTCAAAAAGATTGTTGAAAAAAGAATATCTTTTGTTAATATCGCTAACAAACAATTAGCGCCTGTCAGCGAATTATTAACCAAATTTGAAGAAGCAGTTTTTTCTCTAGATATTAGAAAACTGCAGAAAAACGTTTTTCAGTACCCAATAGATGATCTTTTATCTTCAGAGAACATTAAAGATTTAGATACAACAAGCCCTAGCAATTTTTCTAATACCACAATTTATGCTACTGTTCTATTACTGCTTAAAAAACAAATTATTCTTCATAATAATGATTCTGTTATTGATGGCGCGGTTGAACAAGGCTATTCAAATCTAGATTTATATAAAAACACTTTATACGATCTATTGACAATACCCAGCACACAAAATAAATTAGGTTTAATAAGCTTTTCTTCAAATGCACCTGTAAAAAGTCACGTTGTTTTAAATAAAAATTTAAACTCGTCAACTAACGGTGCTTTGCTACTTATAGCTACTGTAGGTCTTGCAAATCCTAAAGCGACAGGTTTACAGCCACAAACAAAAGTAGCTTATTCTCCACCTATCACCACCAACAGCCAGCAACAAGTGCTGGCATCATTTTCACCTTATATTTCATCAACCCCCCTTTTCTCGGGTGATCCCTTTTTCGGCTTGTCTATAGTTCCACTTTTACAATGTAACATAGCAAAAGAAATTTCTGGTTATAAGGATAAAACGGATAGGCTATTTGG